GATCGTGATGAAGACTGGGGTAGAAACATGGAAGCGCAGTTGGGCACTGATCGATTCCGCCGTGAGATTGGCTGCGAATTTATCATCAATGATGAAACACTGATTGCTCCTGCTATACTAATTGAATTAGCCGGCCAGCAAGAACCACTATTTCGTACGGGGCAAGTTCGCTGGTATAAGAATCCCGAGCCCGGTAGAATTTATGTAGTTGCACTTGATCCTAGTTTAGGCACCGGCGGAGATCCTGCTGCTATACAAGTATTTGAAGCAAACACAACTACCCAAGTGGCCGAATGGCGACACAATAAAACCACTATTCCAGCGCAAATACGCATCCTAGCCGATATTTGTAAGTTTTTAAATGAAACGGTCAAGGATACCAAAAGCATATATTACAGCGTTGAAAACAATACTATAGGTGAAGCAGCACTTATTTCTATTGCCGAGTTCGGCGAAGAAAACATTGAAGGGTATTTTTTAAGCGACAATTCAATTGCCGGCGGTGCGAGACGCATAAGAAAAGGATTTAATACCACAAACAAAAGCAAACTATCGGCTTGCAATAAATTAAAAATTTTAGTTGAATCCAAAAAAATGGTTATCAATAGTGCTCCGTTGGTTTCAGAATTAAAAACGTTTGTGGCGCACGGAACCACATATGCTGCTAAACCAGGCGAAACAGATGATTTGATTATGAGCACTATACTTGTGGTGCGCATGATGCAATTGCTACAAAATTATCACGTTGAAATGGACTCGCAAATGCGTGATTTTGGCGATCCTATAGTGGAACCTATGCCGTTTTTTGCTGCTTTTCGATAATGTTAAAATTTTAATAAATATACTACTATGAGTGCAAATACACCCGCAAAACAATTAGCAGATCTTTTGGTTACACACAACTTTGAGCCCGAAATGTTAGACAGCTCGGGCAAAGCATCGCCCTCCCCCGAAGATGCTGAAATCTTCAGCTTTAATTTTATCACAGACAACGGCACTGACCACGGAACAGTAGTTATTATGTTGGGCGATGATAACAATCTAACAGTATTCAGTGGCGACAATGTAGGCCGTGGCATGGACAGCGAAGACAAAAATCAATGGTATGAATTTCAGCATCAGTTGAAAAATTTTGCCACACGCAATTTTTTAACATTTGGTAGCCAAAGCATTAACAAACTCAAATACAGCATGCAAGGTCAAGCAGCACTCAAAGAAGGATTGTTTGAAAGTTGGAATGGCACAAAAAATGTCAGTTGGAACGGCAATCCTGATTCTGTGCGGTTGATGATCAAACACCGCCGCCCCATTGGAGTCAATGAAGCACGCTTTCGCCAAATTGAAAGTTTGTTTGTGGAAACAGCCGAAGGCGAACGCTACAAACTGCCGTTTCGGAATTTATCCGGTGGTCGCGCCATGGTTGAACATGTTCGCCAAGGTGGCAAGCCCTACGACATGCGTGGCGCACACATTGCCAACATGGTAGAGGAACTTAATGTTTTAAGTCGCTTCCGCCGTGCCAGCAAAGGACAAGTATTTGAAGGTGATACTGCTCAGTTGGTTGATAACACCAACAAGTATTACGAAACAATGAATCGAACACTTAAAGGACTGTCGTCTAGCCGTGGATACAGCAAATACTTCGAATCCTGGAATCCTGCAGATATAACTGAGCAGGATGTAATCATTGAAAACATTAAAACACTATTTGTGCAGGAAACAATTGACTCACGAATTGAACAGGCCTTACCTATTTTGGCCCGCATACAACAAGGAAACGTTATGAAAGAAGCAAACATATTTGAAGCATGGGCCGATCGACTGGTAGAAGGAACATGGTCAATTCCAAATACACCTGAGCAACAGCAAGAACTGATTGCGTTGATGTCAAAAGAATTACCAGTTGGTGCCGATGCTATCAATGCCACTGAGCAGTTGTATAACTTGTTTGGCGATGATCAATTGTTTGATGACTTACAAGAGCTGGCTGCAACAGATGCCAATGCCGATGCTCGTCCCTTGATCCTGGATCGGATGCGCGAAGTAGCTGACTTTGATTCTTCAATTAGCGAAATATTAGCTGCTTTGGAAAACGGTTCCGAAGAGCCTCCATTTGAAGGTCCTTATAGCGACAAGAAAATTGCCACACCCGGCAAGCATGGTTATGGCCCATCGGCTGCCAAGCACTTGGCCAAGCAGGGTATGCAGTCAGTATCCGAAGAAGAACTGAATGAAGGTAAAGTCAAACAAATGATGATGGATTTGGAAGAGTTATCAGATGAAGAATTTCAAGCCAAATATCATATGACCAAAGAAGAAGCTCGAAAAGGTCTCGGTGCCGAAGAACAACTAAATGAATTTTTACCAGCACTTGCTGGTTTAGCTGGACGAGCAATAGTAGGTAGTGCTGTGCGTAATATGCTTTCCGGCGACGATGACGAGCAAGATATAGCAGAAGGCACTTCTTTGGATAAATTATTGGCGCACTACCCCGAAGAAGTAGAGCATTTCAAACAAGGCGGCGAGTTAGACTATGATCTCGAAAGCGCATTATGGGATCACTATTTTAACAGCGGCGAGATTAGAAATTATGACGCCGACGCCAGTGAATGGATTGCACAGCGACTCGCTGACGAATTAGGAGTAGCATAATGTTTAATGGACAAAATAAAAAGCGGTGCCAAAAAATTAGCCAATGTAGTAGCACCCGACGACGATACGCTGGTGAAAGATTTGGCACGCCGCGCAGGTGTTCCGGGCAAAGATCCTCGAGTCTTATCCAAAGAGCTACAGAAAAAGCATCCCGGTGATCCAGATAACTTTGTAAGAGGCGGAAAAGAATTGGGCATCTTCAAAGAAGCCAACGAGGATAACCATTTGCTGTCTCGACTACAGGAGTTGTCGGGTTTGAAAAAATAACAAATAGAACAACCGCGTCATAAATATCGTTGACGCTAAGACAAAAAGCGTGTACACTACACAGGTGACACGCTTTTTCATTAGCATCACAGGCAACTTTAAATCATATTACAACTTTAGAAAGGCAACATAATATGGCATCATTAGCAGAAATCAGAGCAAGGCTCGCAGCAGCAGAAAACAACAGCAAAGGTGGAAGTTCCACAGGTGGTGATAACGCAATTTATCCACACTGGAATATGGAAGAAGGCTCATCCACAACACTACGATTCCTCCCAGACGGTAACGCCAAAAACACATTCTTTTGGCAAGAACGAGCAATGATTCGTTTACCGTTTTCCGGCGTCAAAGGTGAGATGGATTCTAAACAAACCATTGTACAAGTTCCTTGTATGGAAATGTGGAGTGAAACTTGCCCAGTACTAACAGAAGTACGTACCTGGTTCAAGGACAAAAGTCTCGAAGACATGGGTCGTAAGTATTGGAAAAAGCGCAGTTATATCTTCCAAGGTTTTGTGCGCGAGAATCCCTTAGCCGACGACAAAACTCCAGCCAATCCTATCCGCAGGTTTATCATTGGCCCACAATTGTTTACAATTATCAAGGGCGCATTGATGGATCCAGAATTGGAAGAACTGCCCACAGACTATTTCCGTGGCCTGGATTTCCGTATCACTAAAACTGCCAAAGGTGGTTATGCTGATTACAACACCAGTAAATGGGCCCGTAAAGAAAGTGCACTTACTGCTGAAGAACAAGCAGCAATCGCAGAACATGGCTTGTGGGATCTAAGCACATTCATGCCCAAGAAACCCGATGAAGCCACTGTTAAAGTGATCAAAGAAATGTTTGAAGCGTCAGTTGACGGTCAAGCATATGACACCGAACGGTGGGGTTCATACTTCCGCCCAGCAGGTGTATCGGCCCCGGGTGGATCTGACGCTGCTCCAGCAGTTACAGCAGCACCAGCAGCCAAAGCCCCTGTAGTCGAATCTGACTTTGACGAAGACGAACCAGTAGTCGCAGCCGCTCCAGTGGTTAAACCCGCTGCTGCAGCCGGCACACAAAAGGCCGAAGACATCCTAGCGATGATTCGCGCACGTCAGAAGAAGTAATTTAACAATGAAGCAGGAGGCCCTCCTGCTTCATATTGTTATTAAATAAATGTTATCATTTTTAGACAAGAAATTATTTCCAGAACATATCCAAGTAGTTGAATTATACGACGGAAGACATGTATACCTAATCCATAAAAATGGCAGTACTACATTAAATTCTATCAAAAAACGTAATCTGTCTACAAACGAAATATCACAGCTAGAAATAATTGATATCTTTGTTAGAGATCCATATCAAAGATTTCTATCTGGGGTCATGACGTATGCTAAAAAAATTAATGTACATGTAGCTGAATTGTCAAAGATAATAAATGATGTGCATTTTATCAACAATCATTTTAGTCCACAGCTTTTTTGGGTAATTAATTTACAACGATTTACTAAAGCTAATATCCGTATTAATCATTTAGATACGATTACGGAAATAACAAGTATTAACAAAAATGAACAATTAGGGTATGACGAGCTTGATGTATACTTTAATAATAACAGTGGTTTAAAATATTATTTAGAGCTCGATTGTGTTTTAGTTGGGAACTTTATGAATCAAACAGTAACTTTTGCTGACATTCTAACTACATTACAGAGTAATTACACCGAACTTTATAATGACACGTTTGCATACTCAAAATCATTATGGAATGTAATAGACTAAAACATTTTAGACGAGTTGCCGCGAGCGGAAAATTTGGGATATGTGGACACATGGTTAACAGCCCAACATTTTCTACACTTGATGAAACCAATGAATGGACCAATGCATTAGAAAAACAATTTGCTAAAAACATTTGGCCTGAAAATTGTGTCAGATGTAAAGATATTGAAGAGGCAGGAAGAAAAAGTATTAGGAATTTTTCACAAGATCGACATGTCGAGCTGATTAATCAGCACAGCGAATATCTAACCGTCGGCGGCGTGCTTGATAATTATTGCAATAGTGCATGTCTGACTTGCACATCTAAATTAAGCACCAGAATTGGTAAACTCAACAACGAATTAATAGTACATGACAATTACGATTTGTTTAAATCTATCCCACAGGAACGGATTATACAATTAGATATAAATGGCGGCGAGCCTGCATACAGCAAAAACTACCAAAAAATTCTTGCCAATCTACCACCTAATTTATCGTATCTACGTATTAACACCAATGGACATCGTGTAATGCCCAATATCGAAGATGTTCTGAATAAAGGTATACATATTAATGTGACCTTGAGTTTAGACGGTACCGGAGAGGTACACGATTATGTACGATGGCCGGTGACATGGAAGAATTACACTAACACCGTTGATTCTTATTTAAAGCTCCGGGCCAACTATACAAATCTAACACTGGATTTTTGGACTACATTGTCAGTATTGAACTTGAATAATTTGTCTGAGATTATTAACTACACTGAAAACAAAGAAATACCTCACAATTATGCATTTTTAGAGGATCCAAAATGTTTGAATATAAAGAAAACAAATTGGATAACTAAACAATACACCGGCGATTTGCATGTTGTTGCAACTCAAGAAGATAATGATGACGAGTTAGACAAGTTTCTTATAAGACAAGAAACATTGCGCAAGATAACAAGAATTCAGGAATTAGCTCGTTGACAACAAGATTGTTATACAGTACAATAACAATATATTAAGTAAGGAAGTACCATGGCAAAACCATTTGACATTTCAAAATTTCGCAAAGACATTACCAAGAGCATTCAAGGACTCAGTATTGGATTTAACGATCCTACTGACTGGATTTCAACTGGCAACTATGCGCTAAACTATCTTATCAGCGGCGACTTCAATCGAGGTATTCCACTGGGCAAGGTTACTGTGTTTGCCGGAGAGTCAGGAGCCGGCAAGAGTTATATCTGTTCGGGCAACATTGTAAAGAATGCACAAGATCAAGGCATTTTTGTCATTCTAGTTGATACAGAAAACGCACTCGACGAATCGTGGCTACACGCACTTGGCGTTGATACCGCCCCCGACAAACTCCTCAAACTTAACATGAGCATGATTGATGATGTGGCCAAAGCTATTTCAACATTTATGACAGACTACAAAGCCCTGCCCGACGAGGAGCGTATGAAAGTGCTTTGGGTTATTGACTCGTTGGGCATGTTGCTAACACCCACAGATGTTAATCAGTTTGAAGCGGGTGACATGAAAGGTGACATGGGCCGTAAGCCTAAAGCACTAACAGCACTGGTGCGGAACTCAGTTAACATGTTTGGCAGTTATAATGTTGGACTAGTAGCAACCAATCATACATACGCTAGCCAAGACATGTTTGATCCTGATGACAAAATCTCCGGAGGCCAAGGCTTCATTTACGCCAGTTCTATTGTAGTTGCAATGAAGAAGATGAAACTGAAAGAAGATGAAGATGGCGTTAAGACCACCGAAGTACATGGCATCCGTGCTGGTTGTAAAGTGATGAAAACACGCTATGCCAAGCCGTTTGAAGGTATGCAAGTTAAGATTCCTTATGAAACAGGTATGAATCCCCATAGTGGACTAGTTGACTTAGCAGAGAAAAAAGGTTTTCTCAAGAAAGAAGGCAACAGCTTGGTGTTTGTTACTAGTGATGGTGAAATTATTAAAAAGTTTCGCAAAAAGTGGGAATCAAATGAAGACGAATGCTTGGATAAATTAATGGCTGACTTTGCCAATCAAAAGGGCGAAGGGCAATCAGAACAAACAACGGAGGAATAAACATGAGCGTAGAATTGTCTAGCGAAATTTGGAACGAACTCAAACGATACATTAATACTGTTGATCGGTCTGAAGCTGCTGAGGTGCTAGTTTCTGTACTAGTTGATCACGACGTTGATCCCGACGATATACACGATGCATTTAAGGGCGACAAGGATGTTAAGGTAGCACTGGCGGCCTATATCAAAGATCTAGCCGACGAGCCCGAGGAAGACGAAGACGAAGACGACTATGAGTCAGAGTACGAAGACTAACCATGTGGCTTAGCCGTATTACTAACGACTTGGGACAAATTCCTGACTTCATTGCCCATTACGAAAAAGAGCTTGAAGCAGCACGTCGCGATTGTAATATTGGCGGCATAGTTGAAAGGAACATTTCAGCATTGCCGGGCATTACTGAGCATCGTTTTAATCAACTACAAGAAATCGAAGCGGTGCTAAATCACTTAAATATACAACTTCGTAAAATTCGACGACGACATTTTCAAAAGTATCTTGAGGGCTATGCCCGCGCATTAACCAGCAGAGATGCTGAAAAGTATGTAGATGGTGAAGACGAAGTTATTGACTTTGAAACCATTATCAACGAAGTGGCATTTCTTCGCAATCGTTATTTGGGAATAATGAAAGCAATGGAAAGTAAAAACTTCATGCTTGGACATGTGGTGCGATTGCGAGCCGCAGGTATGGAAGATATACAACTATGACAACGTTTCGAAACGACGAAGAGCGGCATCAGCATAGCTTACAAACGCTGAACACATTGTTTGAGTATGATGATTTTATGGCAAGCATTGCCACCTTAGTTGATTTGGGTTGTGGTACAGGCTTGGACTTAGAGTGGTGGGCAACACGAACTACTCGGGATGATGTGCCTGAACCATTGAATATTAAATGCACGGGCATTGACATTATTAATGCACCGTCGGTGTTTAGAAAATACTCCAACATTACATATCAAAAGTGCGACTTTGAAGATCATGAAAAAACACTACCCGATGCAAAGTTTGATGTGCTTTGGTGTCATGATGCTTTTCAGTACTGCATCAATCCCATAAAAACACTGGGCAAGTGGTACAATCTTGCCGAAGATGGTGGTATGTTGATACTGTCAGTTCCGCAAACCACTAACATGGACATACGTCAAATGTCCTTCATACAGCCTGACGGGTGCTATTATCATCATACTGTGGTCAGCTTAATGCACATGTTGGCATTAAATGGTTGGGATTGTAATACTGGATTCTTTTTAAAGCGTCCCAATGATGATTTTATACATGCTATTGCTTATAAAAGCTCTCACCCTCCAATGGATCCGCGAACTACCACTTGGCTTGATTTAGCCAAGAAAGATCTACTGCCCGAGTCTGCTGTAGCCAGCATCCAGCGTCATAACATTGTAATGCAGCAAGAGCTGGTGCTACAATGGATTGATAAGAGTTTATCGTGGATGGGACAGCAATAATCGCTTGAGTGGCAAGCCGGTGGCAATTTCATCCGCATACCACTCAGTATGTGCTATTTGCTCTAACCATTGACTGCGATCGGGACGCAGCGGGTTTTCTATAGCAGCCAAATCTAAATTACCAACTGGTGCTGCTAAACTACTGCCATCCACAAATGCCGGAACACCGCCTAATATTGCTTGACATCCGGGCCCGCTGTTGTGATTGACCACAGCCCAAGCAGTTGACAAGCAGCGATCATAATCAAAGTTATCATAAGTTCCGGGTATAGGCTGCGGCATTTCAATAGCACAGCCCGGCACGGAACCTATACGCTGCCGCGGATGTGGCCTTATAGTAATAGGACGGTCGCTGTACTGTCGTATCTTGCGAGCAGTTTCTGTCAGCCAAGCCACAGTAGGTGGTTGTCCCGCCCATTGTTCACTGTCGGAACGCTGTGCAGCAATAACAATGCGATAGCCGCTGTCGTTCCAAGGCTGTGCTTCTAATCGTAGATCTTTCCCTCGCCCGGGTATGAGATTTTGACCGTAGTAAGCACCACTGCCGGTTCCGTTTAGGCCCAGTTTCCAAGTGCTCCCCCGGCGCAGCATGCCCACTTCGACCACCAATACATTCCGACCACTTGATCTAAACGTGTTCCAAACATCGCGATTGGATTGCATGCGACCATGCCACAGCATGCTCCAGATTACAGCAACGTCTGCTGAACTGTCCATGGTATTGTGCTCAATTCCAATGCTGTCAAGACCCGCTTTGACTGCTTCAAATACAGGGCGGCTGTTGAGTGCGCCGTATTGATCGAAAATGCTTACTCTCATTTTTGGTGTTAAATATGTTATACTTAATTATAAGGAAAACAATGAGCCGGAAATTCTCTGTGGTCACTACGTTTAATGCCCACGGGTATAAGCAATATGGCAAACGAATGATTGAAACGTTCCTGCAAAACTGGCCAGTTGAAGTTGAGCTGTTAGTTTATGCCGAAGATTGTGTGGTACTTGAGTCAGCACCAAACTTAAAAGTATTTGATTTACATAAGGAAAGTCCCCAACTGGTTGCTTTCAAAGAACGCTGGCGGCATGTGCCCCGCGCCAACGGCACCATAACCGATGACCCAGTTCGAAAACTACGCCGCGACGCTGCTAAAAATTTCAAATGGGATGCTGTGCGGTTTTCCCATAAAGTATACGCTATTTTTTCAGGAGCAACAGTAAACACCGATTGGTTGATATGGATGGATGCTGATATGGTTTGTCATAGCCCTATTACATTGCCTGAATTAAATCACTTGTGTCCATCCACTGCGGATCTTTGCTTTTTGGGACGGCGTGGAAAATACAGTGAATGTGGACTGTATGCTATGAATCTGCGTTCAACAACAGTTTTAGACTTTTTAAAGCAGTTTCAACAGATGTATGACGATGCTGAACGCGGCATATTCACACTACGCGAATGGCACGATAGTTTTGTGTTTGATGAAGTAAGAAAGTCACTGCCCTTGGTTGAGCATGATTGGAGCAGCCACTTGATTAAAGGCGAGGGGCATCCACTAATCAATTCTGAATGGGGTGCTTACTTAGATCACCTTAAAGGCAATCGTAAAAGCCAGGGCCGTAGTAAAGACAAAGATCTATTAATGCCCCGTGCTGAAGCATATTGGAAACGCTAACCTATTTTAAACGTAAATTCGCATGTGAGACCATGCTGCACCCGAAGCAATTTCTTCTTGATTCCAATGAGCCATGGCAATGCGTTCTATCCAGTCTTGCCTTTCGGGCATAGTAGGATGCTCTATTTGACTTAGATCCGTATTGGCTACGGCTGCTGCTTGGCTTTTTTCGGAGTCAGTGACAAAAACTGGATATCCTTCTATAGCAGCAGCCACAGTGGGACTGGAATTGTGGTTGACTACTGCCCAACAATTTTTTAAATCATCTAATAGTGTAGAATTGGGCGATGATATTTTAACACCAAGAGTGTGGGCCAGTTGTTTTATGTGTTGTCTTGCTGTTCGATCTCCAGGATGGGGTCGAAGCAGTATAGGGCGGTTGCTGTATTGCCGTATTCCTCGAACAGTTTGTTCTGCCCAATCGCGTATGTCATACGTTCCCATACTCCACCCACCATTGCGCTGCAAGCACAGTAATATGTGATTGCCAGTGGAGCGCCAGTCTTTTAAACTTATACCAGTATTCCGGCTGATTGACGCCCAACGAGCAGGATCCGGATTGTTCCAAAAATATACGCCAGTGCTAGGAAACACACCATCAAAACTGTATCGTGAATAGTCGTTTTTGTTCCAATAGTTAAACAAGTTGCTGTCCACAACCAATAGACGATTGCCGTTCTTTTTTTGAAAATCATGTGCTGCTTTTCTAAACAAGTTATGCCGCCCTTGCTTGCCAGTGGGATGTGGCCAACCTTGTATAAACGCCACATCAGCGGGCACCAAATTTGATTGATCACTTACATATCCATCGTCGCCTGCTGCTGTCACTCCGCGAACAAATTTTACCAGCAGGTCCAATTTGTGCTGGCTTTTACTACTAGGTGGCACCGATGCAAGATAAGCTACAAATTTCATTGTATGCTTTCCCAGAATTTTACAGTCGCGTCTCGGCACTCATCTAGCGCATTATCATATATTTTTACACTGTCAATTGTGTCTTTCCAGTCTTGCACTTTTCTTATCATACCCGGAGGGTGTTTCATTGACAAAAATTTAGTACTCCACGGATCAACTACAATAACTTTTTTGCCCAATAGTGCACCCCAGTAAGCACCGTGATAACTGTTGGTTAAAATTATATTGGCGCTACCAAGTAATTCAATTGTTTGTTCAACATTGCTGCCAGAATTTATAAAGCGTGGTATGCTGTCGTTTCCAAACTTTTTAATCAGTTGTTTTTTGTGCTCAAAAAATATAACATCGTTTTTGATCCCATACTTTTTGCTCAACGCTGGGTGCATACAACTGGCACACGGCGCCCACGTTTGCGCTTGATTCCAATCTCGCACACCAACACGAGCGAAGTTTGCAAAATAATCAGGAAATGGTAAATCAACACAGCTAAAACTTTCTATTGGGCCATTGTGACCCACGCCCCAAATATACCTTGGTGCTGAAGTTGTTTTAACTTTGCTAATAAAATTGTTTATAAAGTTATTAAAAGCTGGTTGAAACTCTGCATGTAGTTCCTTGTTAGATATATCTTGAAGAAACCATTGGTGTTTTTGCATGCGCATCAGTTGACTTAAATCTGACATTAGTGGTGCAATAGCATCACCAAATAGATCATTGCCCACAAGACCTCCACCGCCAACAACTATAGGAAGACTGCTGTCAAATTTAGTTTCTTTTATTTGTGAAATATCAACCACTTGATATTCATCAGGTGGAAGAAAATATTGTAATGGATTGCTAGCAATGTCCCCTACATTGTTATTGTCCACACGATGTACGACTGTAAACTTATGCTTACTCAAGATCAATCCTTTGTTGGCAGTATTCAGTTAGGAGTCGTTCACGATGCCACTCGTTGGCTTGTGGTGTGTTAGCAAACTCATGAAAACAAGGTGTTCCTAGTGTGTAGTGTAATAATTTAGCGTCGGAGTTTTCACCATATTCATCGGGCAACCAGTTCCACTCGGGCGGCAATTCCCCAATGCGATTGTCCTCTAACCACGAGAAGCGGTGGAGGAAACCGCCTGTGGATTGTTGTACGAACTCGGGTGTAAGTTTCCTATTAGGAAAATTACTGCAATTCCACAGAATAACACTAGACCAATTTTTGCGAGGATAATCTTCATTTTTAACTCCTAAATATTTTATGGGCATCCGTGTTTTGTAGTCGTGCTTGACTACCATAACATCCATGTTGTGATTTTTCAAGTCCCACAATTTAACAATGTCATCACGCACAATCATGTCCCCATCAATAAAAATAGCCCAACCTGTATAGTTCATCAAGTACGGCACTAGGAATCGTGTATAGATAAAGTGGTTGGACCCATCGTTGTGTGTTTCTTTGTAGTCCTTAAACAAATTTAATGCTACTGGCATAATGGACACTGGTTGGCTAGCGTGCCGTATAATGCTGTTAACACAAGTGTGATAAGCTATTGCTTCACGTGGGTCGTAGCCAATAAAGATAGGAATGGGATTGATCATAATTTTATGCCGATAAGTTATTTAAACATATTCAACTGTTGGCTATTTGTTTAAGCACTCGGCAATAATGTAGCTGCCCACACGGGTATAGTTCCTATGAGCCCAAACACCGGCTAGCAATGTGTCAAATGTTTTGTAGGTAAATGACTGCCGCCATTCGGGCTTAGGATGATTCTTTGTCAGCGTCATAATAATATATCTATCAGCAAAAGGGGCTATTTTCTGTACAAAAGATTCAGGATCTTTTACATATTCAAGCACACCCAAAACCAATCCTACATCATAATGTTTCTCTAACACTATAGTGTCGCTGTCAAAATCAATTTGTATATCAGCAGTGGGGGCACGATCCAATCCCACATAGTCGCGAAACGATTGGTAGTTTAGGATGCTTTTATCGCCACAACCAAAGTCTACCACAGTAGAATCTTTTAAGTTGTATTGATCCAGCAATCGATTGCGGCTTGCCCACCGTGGTTCAGTCATCAAAATAAACACCCTTCAAATGCTGCCAAGCAGTTCCGTCATTTAACTCGTTCATATTCCAAATCATATAAGCAGCGTTGTGTAGCCATTGAGTGCGATCAATGTTTAATTTTGGATGCGCTAGGTCTTCTATACGGTTAGCAATGTCCCAAACAACGCTTTCATCACTGAGTGGAAAGGTAGGAATACCTTCACAGGTGCTTTCAACTAGCGTGTTGGTGTTGTAGCCTACAACGGCACATGCAGCATCAAAATCTTTTTGTAATCCATCGCCACCTTCGTATACGGTGCGTTGGTTCCATGTTGTGCTCAATCTAACATTTTTGCTAATAAACTGAGCAAAATTGATTTTTCCTGTTTTCAAATGTGGTCGTATCATTATTGGAGCATCTGTGCGGAGTCGAATCTGTTCAATAGCATGTGCTATCCAGTCTTCGTAGGTCTTGTACTGTTCATATAAACTGTTGAGCGTAGAATCGCCGGGTTTTTGCAAGCACAACAGGACATAACCATCACGCAAGCGCCAGGGCTTGATTTTAATGTCCTGCAATTTTTGTATGTGATTCCAACGGTCGGGTGGGCTGTTGCTATTGTTAAAATTGCCACTTCTCAAAAAATGTCCCCAGCCTAAGCGATAATAACACTTGTCGGGATGGTGCACGGAATAACTATTTTTTCTAAATAAATTTGATTCACAGACCAACACTGGACGCCCGGAATTTTTTATAAAATCATACTCTTTTATATGTCGAGTTTTGTGCTTTTTCACATTGATTTGAAAATAACAATCAGCTTGGCTTTTTTTGGGATCATCAAAATCTAAAATACTCCAACCTGGTATTTTAAAATCCACTTGAAAAAATTTATTAATCAAACCAGTAAAGGCTACAACTCGAGTCATAATTTTATAAACATATTTACCGTTATATACGCATATAAATATAGAATGAAATCAGCAATCGTGTCCAACGAACCACTTGATTGTGCCTGTGTTATATACGGCGATACTTATGATTGGACTTATGTTGAGCGGTTGTACAACATGCTGTGTAGGCATTTGACGCGGCCCATAAGATTTCATGTGTATACTGAAGCAAGCAGGTCCGTGCCTGATCACATGATCAAGCACTCTTTAGAAGATTGGGGATTTGCTAATCCCAAAAAACGCTGGTGGTACAAGCTACAACTGTTCAATACAAAACACTATAGTGGCCCGCTGCTGTACTTTGATTTAGATGTAGTTATAGTCAACAACATTGACTGGATTTGGCAGTTGAATACCCGAAGTTTTTGGTCAGTTCGAGACTTTAAATACCTTTGGAAACCAAACTGGACCGGATCAAATACCAGCGTCATGTGGTGGGATAACGTGCAGCATCCAGAAATATGGTCCGCTGTAGTTGATCAAGGAATTGATCATTTGGCTGCTAAATACCGTGGAGACCAGGATTTAGTCTCAGACTCTATACCTGTAGCACACAGACGTTTTTTTCCCACGGAACAGGTAAAAAGTTGGCGGTGGGAATGTTTAGATGGGGGCTTTGATTTCAAACTCAGAAAATATAAAAACCCAGGTAGCGGAACTGCTATAGACACAAACACTTGTATTTTAGTGTTTCACGGCAGCCCCAAACCACACGAAATAACAGATCCGGTGATTATAAAACACTGGCAATGATAAATAACATTAATAGGAGACCAATAACATGGCCAATAGAACACTAAACTTTCACGGAGCAGCATTTGGAGAGGTGCCCGTGCAAATGAACGCACACATCAACGGGCAACTGGTTTTTAGCGGAGCAGTTCAGCCACAATCCGCAGATCACCCGGATCCAGTTACACCCGGTATGTTTGACAATTCGGGAATTCTTTTCAGCGTAGTAGATTCCTCATTATTTCCGACTGGATCAGAGCTGACATATCCAATGACTCTTTCGGTTGCTACTGGTGAGTGCGTTTTCCTCACAGTAGTTTACTCTAATTATATGCCAACTAGCGATATTACCCGTTTTTCAGGATCAATAAGCGGAACAACTTTAACTGTTAGCTCAGTTACATCCGGCACAATTTCAGTTGGTATGGGCGTTGGTGTACCTGGTACTACTACAGGTTATGGAAAAATTGTATCCGGTAGTGGTACAACATGGGAATTAGATCAATCACATACAGTACCCGAAGGCTCATTGGGTGCAGGAAAATCAATTCCTGGAACACCCACCGACTTTAGTGATTGTTATCCACAAGGTGATGCACGTACTAATGTTCAAATTGACGGTGTTGACCAAACCCCTGATCGCCAGCCCGGTCAAGAAAATGGCGAGTGGACCTGGTGTATTAACGCCGGCAGTACATTTGAATGCCAGCTACACGTAGCCCCAGGCTTGGCACCTTAATAGGTTAACACTTAACTAACAAAACCCCACACAAAGTGGGGTTTTTTTGTGGTTGACGAATATTCAGCTTTTTGCTATAATACGCAGCATAAAAACAAGACAAAACTGTTGCTTTTACGCAACAATCCAACCCCAAATAAACTATTGACCAATAATGGCTCATTTGCTATAATAATGGCATAGTAACAAAACAGGAGTTAAAAGTGAATGCAGTTCGTATTAAAAACGGTGTCTATCGCAACCGCCCCGTTAATAACGTCTGTTTCAATTTAGTAAAAGGCTACGCCACTGGTGCAAAAGGCAACTATGTGACTGTAGACTCAGCCGGCTACTTTGGACCCGAGTTTGGCACCGTGCGTATTCGCGTTGATGCCATTGATGATTTTGAATATGTAAATGCTGAAAATATGACGCAACAGTCCGAGACACCAGCACCTGTCGTTGAAGAAACTGACGAGGCTGCAATCAATCGCATTCGCGAGCGGTTTGATATCCTTACCGAAATGACCAAGGCCACGGTGTCTGGTGACATTCGTGCAATGATTGTTTCAGGCCCCCCGGGCGTGGGCAAGTCGTTTGGCGTCGAACAAGAGATTGAAAAATCCACCTTGTTTGATCGTATGGCAGGTCGCAGGATTCGTGCTGAAGTTGTCAAAGGCTCCGCTACCCCCATTGGACTGTATCAAACGCTGTACAAATTCTCAGACCCCAATTGCGTGGTTGTGTTTGACGACTGCGACAGCATTCTGATCGATGATGTGGCGCTTAACCTCCTAAAAGGTGCTCTGGACTCAGGCAAAAAACGCACCATTTCCTGGCTGAGTGAATCCAGTGCCCTGCGCCGTGAAGGCATACCCGATCGTTTCGAATTCAAGGGCTCGGTGATCTTTATCACCAACTTGAAGTTTGACAAGATGAAGTCGCAAAAACTCAAGGACCACTTGGATGCACTACAATCTCGTTGCCACTATTTGGACTTGACTCTGGACACCATGCGCGACAAAATTCTGCGCATCAAACAAATCGCCAAAGACGGTGTGCTGTTTGCGGACTATGATTTTACCACCGAAATGCACGACGAGATCATTGCGTTTATGGACGCCAACCGCAATCGTCTGCGTGAGATGAGCTTGCGTATGGCACTGAAAATTGCTGATCTGCGCAAACTGAGCGATACAAATTGGCGCCGACTTGCCGAAACCACTTGTATGAAAGTGGCTTGATAGTTTAACTCCTGAGTAGTAAAACTACTCTTTGGGCAGGTACTACTAAAAATAGTACCTGTTTTTTTGACTTTGCTGTTTAAATAGTGTACAATTAATCTGTATGAAAACAGCCACAATCATAATCCGCGACGAAGTTAACATCAAGATCGAAGGGCTTGAGCTTGACGCACGCCGTGCTCTGGTCAATGCTTTCAAGTATGATATCCCGGGCGCACGATATCTACCGGCTGTAAGACTCGGTCGGTGGGATGGCAAAGTCAGCTACTTCCAATTAGGTGGTAGTACCTATGTAAATCTACTGCCCGAGATTGTGCCCATCCTAGAAAAGTTTAATTACGACATTGAACTTGATGACCAACGGACCTACTCAACCACCTTTGACTTTGATACTGTTAGCGAAGACTCTTTTGCTCATAAGACTTGGCCAAAGAATCACCCCCAAGCTGGTCAGCCAGTGGTTCTGCGTGATTACCAAGTGGAGATTATAAATAACTTTCTTGGAAATCCCCAGTGTATTCAGGAAGTAGCCACAGGTGCCGGTAAGACGCTGATAACTGCGGCCCTAAGTTCCAGTGTGGAAAAGTATGGTCGTAGCATTGTTATTGTGCCCAACAAAAGCCTAGTAACACAAACTGAAGCAGACTATATTAACTTAGGGCTAGATGTTGGTGTGTACTTTGGTGACCGTAAAGAAATTGGTCGCACACATACCATATGTACTTGGCAAAGTTTGAATATACTATTAAAAAATACCAAGAGCGGAGTAGCGGAATTTTCAATACAGGATTTTATTGAAGATGTAGTGTGTGTGATTGTTGACGAAGTACATATGGCTAAGGCCGATGCTCTCAAGACACTACTAACTGGCATCATGTCTCGTATGCCAATTAGATGGGGGCTGACTGGAACTGTGCCCAAGGAGCCTTATGAATTTCAAGCATTAAAGTGTGGATTAGGTCCTGTGATTAATCAACTTGGCGCAAGTGAATTACAGGATCGTGGTGTGTTAGCGCAATGTCATGTAAACATTGTACAATTGGTAGACCATGCCGAGTTTACCAATTATCAAAGTGAGTTAAAGTTCTTGTTAGAGGAACCGGATCGTTTGTCAACTATTGCTAACTTGGTAGCACAAGTTAACCTTACTGGCAATACACTGGTGCTAGTGGATCGAGTGGCAGCCGGTCACGCTTTGATTGAACGCCTGGGCGATCGAGCGGTTTTTGTTTCGGGCGCAACTAAAGCAGGAGCAAGACAAGATGAGTATGATCAAGTGGCGACGAGTTCTGACAAGATTATTGTGGCGACTTACGGTGTGGCCGCTGTGGGTATTAATATCCCTCGTATTTTTAATTTGGTTCTTTTGGAGCCCGGAAAGAGCTTTGTTCGTGTTATCCAATCAATTGGACGAGGCATTAGGAAAGCAGAAGACAAAGATCATGTAGAAATTTGGGATGTGACTTCCACTTGTAAGTTTGCCAAGCGGCACTTAACTAAACGCAAACAATTTTATAAAGAAGCCAACTATCCTTTTTCGCAGGAGAAATTAGAATGGAAATGAATAATATTTTATACTTAGATATACCAATCTTGCCTGCTGAATTAGAGAAAGAGATAATTCAATTTGGTGATCAACTGGTTGCAACGGTTGATCCTTGGGTTGAAAATTTTTATCAACATAAAATTAGAGTAGCAGCTCATCATTACGGTAAACCCGATACGTTTTTAAATCAAGATATCATGGACAAACTTAAAAAAATTTACGGTCCTTATTTTGGTAATGATTTTGTTGCATTTATTGGAAAATTAGAAAACACTTACAAAACTGGATTAGTAGAGAATCCACCGCATTGTGATAAATTTCGGTATATCAGTATAAATTATCTTTTAGGCCTCGGGGGCGATAATGTACTAACATGTTTTTATAATGAAAGTAGAAAATCAAAATTGATGGAAAAGGGTGAAAATGCCCTACACAAAGATTTAACCCTTAATTATAAAATACGTTTACCAAAACATACCTGGCATTCATTCAATGTTCAATGTTTTCATAGCGTGGAAAATATTGAAACATCAAGGCTTATACTTAGTTTGGTGCTACTTGATAACCCCGAATTTAATACCTTTAAAGAAAAATACAAAAATATAATTAAATGAAACAAAGGTTGCAAAACTAAAAAACTGTGTTATAATAACCACATGCGAATACTGACACTAGATAATAACGAGCCATTTGATCTTGATCATCTACCCGAGGAAGTAGATGACATGCGATTTGCTATTTTTGATAACTCGGATCCCAAGGATCCTGACTATCATTATATTCCCTTGATCTTCCTGGAAAGTTTTAACAGTCCCGCACTGGTATTAAAAATTGGTGAAAATACAATTCGCATGCCCATGGACTGGCAGGTGTTGATCGGCGAACCCGAAATTGGCGATCTTGAAGTGCTGCCCTTAACCAGCATTAACGATCGTGGCTTCCGAGTGTTTGAGTTCAACCCACTAAGCAGTTTTCGCCCAAGTTTTCCCCACATTGAAATAATTGATGTTTATCACGAAGTGGCGTGGTATGCGCCCAAGTTAAAGAACGGCCAACTGCTATGTGTACCCATCACTGACGGGCCCAAGCCGCAATGTGTTTACTTTGTTAAAGACATCAGCCGTAACTGTGAAATTGTTGACTACAATAAGGCCTGGTAGTGAGTGAAAAACTAAGCATTGTCAACGAGATGCGACAGTTTGATCGCAAGAATCGCGAATTCTATCGTGAGCTCACAGACGAAGAACGAAAGAAGTTTTCCAACTATCTAATGATTCGTTGGGGGAGCGCAGTAGAAGGCACTCGTGAGTTACAAGAGTTTTATCTTGTAGCCACCAATGAGCGACTGAACAAACACTTTTTTACTATTAACAAGCATCCCGAACTACAATGGCTATGCGCTACCACTGTTAGTCCCGATATGGGCACACACAGACACAACTGGATTGCGCCTAAAAAGCGCGAACCTGGTGCTACCAGCATACGGAAGCAGTTGGCTGAACTGTATCCTGATATGAAGGACAGTGATATCGCAACACTGGCATCTATAACTACACAGAAAGAAATAGACGAGCAACGTCGGTTAATGGGCCAAGAAACCAAGAAATGAAGTACACTTGCCAGTTTTGTAAAAAAGACTTTGTAAAAGAAACAAGTCTAACTGTACATAGCTGCGAGCCGCGCCGTCGACGGCAAGAACGTAATGAGCGTGGTGTGGAGTTGGGCTTTCAAGCCTACATCAAGTTTTATGAAATGACGCAAGGCAGCGCTCGTTTGAAAACTTATGATGACTTTTGTGACAGTCCTTACTATCGAGCGTTTGTCAAGTTTGGTCGCTATTGTGTGTCTATTCGTGCAATCAATCCCGAGCGTTTTATGGAGTGGGTGCTTAAACAAAATAAAAAAATTGATCGCTGGTGCACCGACACAGTTTACACTGAATACTTAACACACTATCTCCGTGTGGAAAATGTAAACGATGCGCTTGCGCGAGGTCTTGAGTTTGGGCTTGATTGGAGCGAAAAAACTGGGCATCCACCACACGACTGCTTACGCTATGGTGGAACTAATGCAATGGTGTATGCTGTGACTGCGGGACGTATCAGTCCTTGGATAATTTTTAACTGTGCATCGGGACAACAGTTTTTAAATGAACTGAACGCTGAACAAATTGGTTTGGTGTATCCTTATATTGACGCAGATCATTGGCAAAAGCGTTTTCAAGACTATCCCGCAGATCAAGAATATGCCAAAGAAATTTTAGCACAGGCAGGTTGGTAATGAGCGCAGATATTGACATTGACTTGGCTAATAGAGATGAGTTACTAACACTCATTAATACAACTCCGGCTATGCAAAAAGTAAATGGGCAGATTAGAAAACATAACTCCGGTGTGTATGTAACCGACATACCATATGATCCAGTTAATGGTTGTGCAGCCATAGACTATGAAACTGCTGAACAGTTAGGCTACTTTAAGATTGATCTGTTGAATATGAGTGTGTATCAACTGATTACTAGTCCCGAACAGTATACCCAAGCACTGGCACAAGAGCCACAGTGGTCACGCTTGTGGGAAGAGCCTGCTTGGGCACAGCAGTTAGTGCATGTGGGTAACTACACTGATTTACTACGCGAAATGCGCCCCGATTCTATTCCGCGTATGGCAGCGTTTATTTCGATTATTCGCCCAGGCAAGGCACACTTACAAAAACAACCGTGGCCTACGGTATTTGAATCAGTGTGGGATGGGGATAATTCGCGGGGATTTGTGTTTAAGAAGTCGCATGCAATTTCTTATGCAGCATTGGTTGCGCTACATATGAATCTGCTTACTCCATCTTCCGTACAAGCGTAATACTTTTTCGCTTACTCTTTTTAAGAATAATATCGTTTAACGAGCATACAGGACCGTGTAGTATTTCAAGGTCCTTATTGATAAACGTCCGCAAGCAGGACTTGAATATGTCCCAGTCCTTTTTCAAAAAGATATTGATAGGAATACTGCGGTTACTTTCCCACCACCATACGTTGGCTAACTCTAAAAATCGCCGTTTAAGTTCGGGATCGTGCAAGCTACCAAAGTCATATATGGTGGTAACAACGCTGTCTTGATTTTGCACAATGCCCACATATTCCGTTGATGCGTATACACATAACGTGATAAAAGGGTATTGTTCGCTTAATTTTGTAAAGATATCGTTGCCCATCAGGATATTTATATCGTAAGAATTTGGCTGGATTAAAATGGTAAAAACGGTCTGCTGTTATCGCTAAATACAAGATGTACTCAACCACTGCCTACCTTTACCAACAAGTAATTAGAGTGTTAACTCCGGACACCAGTGGTGCGTACTTTTCATATAGGTACGATCCCGTGTATGCTAAAAAACTAACAATTAACAAAGGTGTTGACAATGTAGTCCTGTTTGAGTTTATTAATCAAGACGAAAAACCTGTGAATATCACGGGCAGCACACTAACATTTAGACTGGTCAGTCAAAACGGCGACTCGTTGCTGGTACAAAAGCCCATGGACATTATTAATGCTACATATGGTCGTGCCAAAGTAACACTAACGCCTGCCGATCTTGACATAGTAGAAGCACAGCCCGCAGGCTATAGCATTATGCGAGCCAGTGGCAACTTGGTGGAAGCGGTGTTTACAGATGCCCAAGCAGGTGCCCGCGCACCAGCAGACATCCTGGACAGCATTTATCCCGAGTTTGTGCCCAGCACTGAGCTGACTATTCCTACTACCAACTTGTCAGCACAAACCAGTTATGGGGGAAGCAGCGGTTCTCAATACCCCGATTGGGCACTACAAGCTGGCCAGCCAATTGGATCAAACAATCCTTACCAATCAACTGAATACTATAGCAGTCAAATTGTGCCCCGCGGTCCGGTGACTACCATACAAATGGACTTGGTTGGTTACACTGGAACTATAAAAGCACAAGCTGCTGAAACTTATCAAAGTGTTTGGTATAATGTAACACCTTCTACACAATACCTAAACGAAACAAAAACCATCCACATGAACATTATTGGGTGGCATCCTTTACTGCGACTGTGCTTTAACAACAGCGTGACTACTACAGGTGTAAATGGACAAACCAATTTTGGTACGGCAGCCACTGCTAATGCTGTGGTTACTAATGGAGTGGTTACTAGCATATCTGTAACCAGTCCGGGTTCAGGCTATCAAGCACCTCCTATAATTGAGTTTATTGGTGAAGGTGCGGGTGCTGAGGCTGTAGCCACAATTGGTGCTGGTGGCGCAGTTACTGATATTACACTTGTATCTGGTGGCTCGGGTTATCGTCCCAATCCATATGGTATGGTATCAGTGGCCATTGTGGTATCCACGGGCCATGTGGAAAATATAAAATACCGTTAAACCAAAACAGTTGTTTTTCGTCGTAAAACATGTTATAATCGTAACATGATTGATGTGTTGGCGTTTTTACCTGCTAAGAGAAAACAGTCTAGTTCCGGATGGATTTCTTTCAACGCCCCTTGCTGCATACACAATGGCAACACAGCAGATCGTCGGGGACGAGGCGGTATTAAACTATCCGACCAAGGTTGGAGTTATCACTGCTTTAACTGTAACTATACTACCAGTTTTATTCTTGGCCGCAACATCAGTTTTAAAGCACGACGCTTGCTTGAGTGGTTGGGCGTTCCGGAAAATGACATCAACTTAATAAATCTTGAAAGCATGCGCCATCGTAGCATTGAGGGCATGCTGGAAGATCGTCAGCGAACTTGGAATGCACTGGCACCAATAGAATTTAAAGAAGCAGATCTTCCGGGTTTTGTTAATTTTGTTACACCCGAAACAGTAGACGAATGGAACTATCTACGGAGCAGGCATGTACCCGAAGACTATCCTGTAATGGTTGCTGCTACTACGGGCACAAGAAAAGGTGTTATCATCCCATTTACATATAATAATCAAGTGGTTGGCAGTACTATACGATTCCTTGACGATCGTAATCCGCGATATATCAATGACACACAGACGGGATATGTGTTTGGCACTGATTTACAACAACCAGGGTGGCAGCATGTGATTGTAACAGAAGGCATTTTTGATGCGCTGTGCATCGGTGGCTTGGCTGTTATGCATAATCAAATCAGCGACGAGCAGGTTCGCATGATACGGAGCCTGGGTCGTGAAGTTACTGTAGTGCCCGACCAAGACACAGCGGGACTGGCACTAGTAGATCGTGCGTTAGAACTGGGTTGGGCAGTTAGCATACCCAATTGGCCAGACGGAGTTAAAGACATTAACGACGCTGTGAAATTATGGGGAAAGTTGCCAACTTTGCTAACTATACTGCAATCAAGAGAAACCAGTAGAATAAAAATTGAATTAAGGAAAAAGCAACTTGCAAAAAAATTATAAAAATAATAAAGTTGTGATAACTACAGTGCCTTTTGTTGACGAAAACACACCGTTGGCAGCTCCAGCTGTATTAAAAGCAGCTCTTCAAGAAAATGGAATTCAGTGTATCGGACTCGATCTTAATATTGATATATACAATAAATTAAAACATCATCCTGATAAAAATTTATTCATAAATTTTTTTTACAAACAGATTATTGATGAAAAAATTGTTGATGATCTTATTAAGATGTTGCGTTTTTTTGTTGATGAGATTATGTATCACAAGCCCACAATAGTAGGGCTAAGTTTGTTCAGCAGTGGTTCTCAAGTTTTTGCAATGTGGTTGTGTGCCATGTTAAAACAACAGGTTCCAGACGTAAAAATAGTTATTGGTGGCCCGGGTTTAGAAACATTAGAAAATTCTTTATTTAAATTTCCAGATCGTTTAAAACGATTAGGTCTAATAGATGATTACATTACAGGCGATGCAGAAAGATCGATGGTAGAATACGTCAATGGTAATACTAACTATCACGGGATCAATTCCTGGAGCTGGTTGCCAAATGAAAACTTTAAAACAAACCCGCCTCCTGATTATTCTGACTATACCTTATTAAGGTATGAGTATCCTTTATTACCAATTATTGACAGCCGAGGGTGTGTTCAGGATTGCGAATTTTGCGATGTAATAGCATTTTGGAAAAAATTTCAATACTTGACTGCAGATGCTATTTTTGAACGTATGCAATTGTATATTGGTAAGTATCACACACGCAGATTTCAGTTCAGCAGTAGTATTTGTAATGGTAATTTACGAGAATTTAAAAAATTAATTAAATTAATAGCAGAATATAATGATGCTGTTAGCGTTGATGAACAAATACACTGGATTGGATCATTCATTATTCGCCCCAAATCACAACACCCGGAATCAATGTGGTACGACATTAAAAAAAGTAATGGGTTTTTATTAACTGGTGTTGAAAGTGTTATCGAAAAAGTTAGAATAAATCTTGGAAAAAACTTCACAAATCAAGATTTGGAACATCATTTAATAATGGGTCAAAAATATCAAGTACCGATGAATTTATTGATGATTGCTGCATACCACACAGAAACAGACAGTGATCACGAAAATGTAAAAAAATGGTTTATAGATCATAAGAACTTTGCTAATAATACTGTTCAACAAGTTCAGATTACATTGCCGGGAATTTTACCAGGAACCGTATTAGAATCTAAATTAAATCCTGACACATTTAAATCTGGTGAAACGAATAGAAAAAAGAAAGGGATTGAATTATTAAAGGTAATACAAGAATGCGGATTCAACACTCGCCATTTCTTTTAAATTTAAAAATACTTGATCATGGTGATTCGACTAATCTTAAGTTAGATAGTCAAAATGCTACATTAGTACAACATGATATTGTCAATAATTTGCATATAATTAAATTATTGACATGTCTGCCTAATAATGTTATACTAGAATGTAAGGGAATAAAAAATAATGGAATTGAATTAACGGGTATAGATTTTGTAGGAGTTCCTATTAACAAAGAACTTTTTGAAAAGGTTGTTGAATATAGATTAACAGAATCTTTTGATAATATTTTAAATGCAGACGCTATAAGTAGTCACAAGTGGACTAGTGATGGATATGCAATATTTAAATTATTTCACCACGACCCGTTTGCATATCATTTGTTCATTGGTAATAAAATTAAAATCATATAATATGCTTAAAGAATACGGATTAGACGTACAAAAACTTTTTCTAGAAATGATGCTGGAAGATGCATCCAGCTATGTGCGGGTGCAGAACATTTATAACGCTACAAACTTTGACAAGTCGCTAAGACCCGCAGCAGAGTTTATTAAAGAGCATACCGAAAAGCATAAGACCATGCCCGACCGGACACAAATTTCCGCGGCTACGGGTGTTAAACTACAACCAGTACCCGACTTAAACGAAGGACATTTTGAATGGTTCATGACTGAGTTTGAAAGTTTTACACGGCGCCAAGAACTGGAACGTGCTATTTTAAAATCCGCAGACTTGTTGGAAAAGGGCGATTATGATCCAGTAGAAAAACTTATCAAGGATGCAGTACAGATCAGCCTGACCAAAGACATGGGCACTGATTACTTTGCGGATCCCAGTGAGCGCATTAACAGATATTTTAACTCAGGTGGACAAGTTAGCACAGGTTGGCCACAACTAGACAAACTCCTATATGGTGGATTCAGTCGCGGCGAACTGAACATTTTTGCTGGTGGCTCGGGTTCAGGCAAAAGTCTTGTGATGATGAATATTGCGCTAAACTGGCTACAGCAAGGACTGAGTGGCGTATACATCAGTCTTGAACTTAGTGAAGAATTGACCAGTTTACGAACTGATGCTATGTTGACTAACATGAGCACCAAAGAAATACGAAAAGATATTGACACAGCTACAATGAAGATTAAAATAACTGGCAAAAAGTTTGGTCAGTATCGTGTTAAAGCATTGCCAGCACAAAGCAACGTCAATGACATTCGCGCATATATTAAAGAAGTACAAATACAAACAGGCATTAAAATTGATTTTATCATGGTAGATTACCTGGATCTGCTGATGCCAGTGAGTGCCAAAGTCAGTCCCAATGACTTGTTTGTTAAAGATAAGTATGTGAGTGAAGAACTGCGTAATTTGGCCAAAGAATTAAATGTGTTGTTTGTGACAGCAAGTCAGTTGAATCGATCAGCGGTTGAAGAAATTGAGTTTGACCACTCTCATATTTCAGGTGGTATTAGTAAGATTAATACTGCTGACAATGTGTTTGGTATTTTTACTAGTCGTGCGATGAAGGAGCGGGGCAAGTATCAACTTCAATGTATGAAGTCGCGTAGTTCAACAGGTGTTGGACAAAAGATTGATTTAGAATATAATATTGACACCATGCGGATTACTGACAACGGCGGCGATGATAGTAACAGCAGCAGTTCATTCAAGAAACCCAGCATTTACGATACTATCAAACCACAAAGTCGTGTTAATACAAACGAAAAAATTGATGCTGATACCGGAGAAGTGAGCAAAATTACAGTAGATGTACAAAGCGCCAAGCTAAAACAGTTGCTGGGACAAATTAAACAAGTTTAATATATGGCAAAATTATATATTAGTGTTCCTTCTAACAAATTAGTCACATACGAGTTAGATTACTTAGACAACGATGTGTTGTTTATAAGTGATTTTTATGAGCCAAGCAGACTAGATAGATTAATTAGTTACACACAACCAAAGTATATAATAAACGATTATTATATTCCAACAGACGGTGAGGATAAAGATAACGATTTGCCAATTTATTGTGTTCCTGCTTGTTTTGTTTTTTTTAACATAACATTTATGTCAGCTGATTTGCCCGAAATTACTGATTATAATACTTTTAATTTTATAATCAATAAAAAACGAATTCATAGAACGTTATGCATTCGACTAGTTGAAATGTTTAAATTAACTGACTACACCTATACATGGAGCGGGTTAGGACGTGAGTTAGACATGTCCAACACAATTACTGAATTAGATCACTTAGGAACAAGTAGTCCGTTAACAAAAGAGCAACGACAATTTTTATTGGCACCCATTGAAATAGAATCAAAATTTTTCGAAATGCCCGAGGGCGTAAATTCAACCGACTCGCACATTAAACACAAAGATACTACCTATACCTGGAATAATTTTTTAAAAAATATATTTGCATCAAGTGCTGTTTCTCTTATTACCGAAAGTCATGGCTATCAAAAAAAAGCAGGGTTCACAGAAAAAACATCTTATGCTATTTTAGGATTAACTTTTCCAATTTGGGTAGGCGGCTATAATCAAGCGCAGGGGTTGAAACAATTAGGATTTGATGTTTTTGAAGATATAATTGATCACAGCTATCAATCATATCCAACACTAATAGAAAGATGTTATTATGCTATTGCAAATAACTTAGAAATTTTATCAAACAAATCACTTGCCCACGAATTGCGTACTAAAAATATCAATCGTTTAAAAGCTAATAGGGATTTATTATTAAGTAGTCGTGTTCTAGAACAATGTGTGAAAATAAGGAAAAATTGGCCCTTGGATTGTCAAAAAGTAATACCTCGATTGAAGGACCGCTTTCCAGTCAGCACAAGTTAACTGAATAGTACGATAAATAATAAAAAGGTCCGGGACTTATTATGCAGAAGAAAACTCGTAGTTTATTAGAAGAACTAGAAAGCATGTACATCGAGCGTGATTCTCGGCATGTAATTGAAACTCGCGCTAGTAACATTATAGCCAGTGCCATCCGCTTATTAGAACAAATTGACGCCAGCTACGAGCCCGATACGGCTAAGAATTTGCAGCGTAAGTTGATCAACGCTATTAATCTGCGTGATCCCGGCAAATTTACTCGTACTGTGAGAAAAACTGATGCAAATTCATGAGTTAACGCAACGCCAACCTGTAAAAGAAGGTTTATTGGGTGCAGTTGGGTCGCTTGCTAAAAATGCAATGTTTGGTAAATCCACCAGCGCGGCAGGAATTATCGATCCTAAGAAAAAGTTAGCGGCTGTTAAAGCTCAACCTGAATTAGTTAAAATGGCACAAGGCTGGGCCGATGAGTGGATTAAACAGCAAAAGACCCCGCAAACAGAAGCAGTTACAGCTCGCGGTGGTGCAACTCCAGCAGAAATCGCCAATCTTGAAAAACAAATAGCAGCACAACAAGCTGCGCTTCAAGAACCCGCACAACCACAGACAACTGCCCAGCCTGCTGCTGACCCAAAAAAGGAATATTTAAATAGTTTTTTAGCATTTGCCAATAACAAAATTGCCATGCGTGATCCAACTACCTATGAGATGATTGCCTTACAAGCAGTCGAAGACTCGGGACTTTTAAAGGACCAACTCGAAAAGGCCGAAGGTGCAATTGGAGCTGCTCAAGGCAACGAAGCGGCAACTAAAGCAGCAGTTGTCGATTATATGCTCACCGCACTAGCTGGTGCGCAACTGTTGATCACTAACAATAAGATGAATCGAAGTAAACTATCAGTACCTGCTTATGGTAGTAAACCAGATACAGCACCAACTAGAGCCACTCAACCAGTTGACCAGGATATGAATGCTTTGTTTACCGATGTAGGGTTGCCACCGGCATTATTGGGGCAAGCTGGTAAAAAATTTCAACAACTGAGCAGGAATACTCAATTAAGCACTACTGGTGACCGTGTTGCTGACTCATTACTAAGGTCCATGGGATATCGTATATCATGATTATTAAAGAAGGCGGCAATGTTTTTAAAGACAGCTCGGGCCGCGCCCTAACGCAGCGCATTAACCAAACGGACATTCCAACGACGCTGGCTTGGTTGGATCAGATGTTGCCAGGACTTGATCTACAAAATAACACACTGGGATCCACAGGCAAAAAGCCTACATCCGGTGACTTAGATTTGGCTGTAGATGCCAATCAAGTGACCAAGGAGCAGTTGATTGCTCGCTTGTCACAATGGGCTACCAGTCATGGCCTCAAGCCCGAAGAGTATATTAAGAAGTCGGGCATTTCTGTGCATTTTAAAACACCCATCGGTGGCAATGTTAACTCGGGTTATGTGCAAACTGATTTTATGTTTGTTACAAATGTGCCGTTTTCAAAGTTTATACTCAGCGCACCCTCAGACAGCAACTATCGTGGCGTTGATCGCAATGTGCTATTGAACAGCATTGCCAAAAGCCTGGGCTATAAACTAAATCAAAACGCTGGTATTGCTGATCGTGCTACTAATCAAATCATCAGTGATGATCCTGACAAAATTGCCAAACTGCTACTAAATCCCCGCGCCAGTCGCGACGATTTAAACAGCGTGGAAACAGTTGTAGCAGCACTTGAACGTGATCCCAAGCGGGACGAAAAACTAAAAGACGCTCGCGAATACTTTGCTCGTGAAGGTGTGCCCTTTATGGAAAACGATCAAGCAGTATACAAAGAATACAGCGATGTGGATTTTCTATCTCGGCTTCGTGATCGTATTGTTAACCAAGGCATGCAAGTGATTGTTGAAGGCGCCAAGGATGTACGCATTGAGCACCTAGAAGACTTGGTGTTTGAAAAAGGCACTCGTGGCATTCGTGATGCAGTGGCAATTATGACGCATGCTGCTGAAAACACCCGCGGAACTACCACTGTCAAGTGGGACGGCAAACCTGCTATTGTATTTGGTCGTAAGTCCGATGGAACATTTGTGCTCACAGATAAAAGTGGTTTTGGAGCCAAGGGCTATGATGGGTTAGCAACTTCGCCCGAGCATATTGGTCGAATGATGGCCATGCGAAAGGGTGATCGCACTGAGTTAGTGGCTATCTATCAAAAGTTATTTCCTTTACTACGTGCTGCTACGCCGGAAAATATGCGGGGCTACATTCAAGGTGACCTGTTGTATGTTAACCGCCCGCCAGAAGTGTCCGGTGCTTATGTGTTCAAGCCCAATTTTATTGAATACAAAATTCCCGTTAAAAGCCGTCTCGGACAGCGCATTGGCGACAGTGAAGTAGGTGTAGCTATACACACAAGATACAAAGATCCTGACAGTCCTGCTGAAGCAATTAAACACGTTACACTTGAATCAGTTCCGGGACTCCTACTAATTGAGCCCAGCGTTAAAGAAATACAAAATGTTGAGCTTGATAACAACTTGGTCAAACAGTTGAATCAAATTGTTTCTGCTCACGGTGCTCACATTGATGGTTTGTTTAATCCTGCTGAGCTTCGTGCTTCGGGTATTACGGATTTGCCACAACTGTGCAAACGCTATATTAACTCCCGCATCACCAGCGACTACAGCAATTTGTTAAATGGGTTTGGTGAGTGGTTGCGGTCAAATGTAACACCCCGCAAGTTTAACAATATTGTAGAATACCTGCAAAGCCCCCGTTCAAACATGGACGGTATTACAGCAGCGTTTACAGCTTTCTTGCTGCTACACGATGTTAAAACTGACATGCTGCGCCAGCTGGATGTGCAGCAACCCGGGCAAGAAGGTTGGGTGTTAGCTACCCCCGCTGGCCGTGCTAAATTAGTTAATAGATTCGGCTTTAGTGCTGGAAATCGAGCCCTAAACAACCCCGAACTGGCCGCGTAACGGACATTTTTTCTCCAAAAGCATAAATAAAAGTAGGTCTTCGGACCACATACTAAGGAGAATTTAAAATGGCTAACATCACAACACCAACAAATGGTACATATCAACCAGTATCCAACATGGATGCTGGTACAACAGCAGCTTCCCCCGGCGCCGGCTGGCCCACACCTTTAAACAGTGTAACAAGCGCCGCTACAGTTAACTTGGCTGGTCCCAAGTTAGACTTCTTCACTATCGCTTTAGCTGGTGTAGCATCGACAGGCAGCGTAACAAACGCTACTATGCTTGCTATTCAAACCAAAGCTACTATCGCTATGTATGAAGCTACAACTGGCGCCCCTGATACATTGGCTATCGCTGTGTATCCCACAGGTGCTTGGACTACAGCTGATCTAAATGCTGCCACTGGTGGTACTACAACAGCTTCGGCTACATTCACAAACTAATCATTAGTTTCTGATACAAAAACCTCGGATTTAAACCCGAGGTTTTCTTTTGGCGTTAAATACTACACTATGACGTCGAGCAATATTGCCAAGGTAACCGAGTTAACTGTATTCGAGACAGCCGACGGTGGCCGCACAATTTACTCTCGTAAACATCATAGCGAAACACGCACACTACACTACAAAGACCCCACACTACAGCGTGAGCTTGAGCAGTTGGAAAACAAAAAAAGGTGGGGTGAAATATTTGAATCAAGGCATAACAATACAGCACTTAACGATTTGTGTAATCAAGTTGAAGTGTTGTATGAATTAAGCAAAAAACACACATGAAGTATGCAGTACAAACGTTTTTTGACATAACAGCCACAGGTATTACTGGACACTACAAGCCGGCAAAAATACCATTTCGCGACGATAGTGGAAATATGATCCAGGATCTTGAGTCATGGACTCGTGCTCGCAATCAGCAACGAAACTGGGAAACTATAACACAAGTGCTCAGTTTAAGAACGCAATTGTTTCGCCTGCAAACGCCTATTACAGATACAAAAAATCGTGCTTGGATGTTTGAGTTTGAAACTGAAACAGAGCACATATACGGTGATGATTCAGACCCAACACGCATATTAAAAGACGACGCCGACGGTGTGCCCATGATCACAGGATTAGACGAACAAGGTGAATTACTCCCATTATTGGTAACTTCGGGTCCCAATCAGAACATATGGTTTACTCTAATTTCCATAAATACAGCAACGGGGATTTGAAATGGCCGATGCTACTAACATTGAGAAAAAAAGTTTAGAAGCGCACGTAGAGTTGTGCGCAGAACGTTACAACGCATTAGAAGTAAGATTAGACCATGTTGATGGCAAAATTTCTAAACTTGAAACAATTATCTGCGAAGTTCGTGATTTAGTAGTAAAAATGAACGCAAAACGTAGCAGTCAAATAATCAACTGGGGATTTAGCATCATTGGTGTGCTACTCACTGTTATTGCATTTTTTATCGTACGCTATATTCTTCCATGATATCAACTAAAAAGTTTACAGAATTATTTAAAAACGAATTTGCCGCACTTGAGCCCAACAGCATTTTTAAAAATGATCAAGGCGAGTATGAAGTGTTTGGACGTTATCGCATTATTAAAGAAAGCGATGGGTATAGAGTTTACTGTTCAGCCACTGATGTGGGGCTTTTTTACAAATCAAAAGCTGCATTAAGCTGGTGTGTAGCCGACAAATTTGCTCAATTTAACAAAGCACGGGACATATTAAAATTAGACAATCGTTTACATTTTTTAACAGTAGATATTAATTCAAGAGCAACAATAGGAGATCGTGTAAAAACTGCTGATCAACACGAAATTATACTGACCAAGCTGGAAAGTAAATTGCTTCAGAAAAAAGAGATAGAAAATAGGTTAGCCGATTGTGTCAACTGGGCTAAATACTACCAACAACAAGGATTCGACAATGAAACTGCAAGAATTGGCCATATTGCCACAAACAAAGCAAATCGCTAAAGTATTTGAAAGTTACTTTGGCAAAAGTATTACCTTTGAATCAATTTCAAAGCGTCAAGCAAATGTCATGCTAGGTCGAGTTCGGGGACTGTTGAAAGAACACCGTAGAACAGCTGACTATCACGCTAGTGAGAAAAATTCTGCTTACTTAAAATTAGTAATGTTAGAACAAGTGTTGACTAAGAAAATTCGCGAAGAATTTCCGGCCACTTCCACAGGCGGCGTTAGTACTGGCTCCGCTGATGCTAAAAAGACACAAGACGGAATCAATAAGATTTCTGACCCCAAGCTCAAAACCGCTATGGATAAAAGCTCTAAAGGTCAAACACTTACTCCTGACGAAGACAAGATGGTCAAGGCCGCAGCATTACAAGCAGTTGCAGCCGAAAGTCGTCACCGCAAAGGTCGCCGTCTAAGTGAAAGTGAAGTACAACAGGCTCAAGTGATCCTGGCCAGCCAAGACATGGTTGATCAAGTTCAGAAAATGATTGAGCAAATTACTGCCTTACAGTTTAAAGACTTGCCAGCATTGGTTGATCAGATCCGCAATGAAATTGGTTACGAGCAAGCTACAAAGTTTAATGCTGATGCTACAGCCGCTCTTGGTGGCATGGTTCAAAATCTACAAGGTTCCAAGTCACAGTTAGAAGCTGCTATGGGCACAGTAACTGGACAAGCACCTGTAGTACCTGGTGTCACTGATGTTGGTGCTGAGTTACCTGCCGAGCCTATGCCCGATGCCGGTGACGAGTTAGATTTAGATGCCGAAACCGACATTGAAGTTGACGCCGAAGAACCAGCCAAATCCAGTTTAGGTCGTGAGCGCAGATAATGCGTTTATACGAGGTTTTTGAATCGCGGCCCGACGCTCAGAAGTTAGCAGCACTGGCCACTTTTCTATCTGACCGCGCCGATGACGAAAACGCATCAAAACAAATTAGTAAACGTGCATTTATTGATCTTGCCCAAACCATGGGCGTTAATGTAACGGATCAAAATCTTTCTGACTTGGTCAGTGCCGAACCACTAAAAAATATTCTCAATCCAATTGACCCCGGCTCGGACGTGGTCAGTTTTAGAGGCGACACCGAAGCCGCTACTGGCATGAGCGTTGACCAAGCACAAGCGGTAGTCAACAGCAACGCCAAGGCCGCAATGAAACGCCGTCAATAGGCTCAGTAAACAAAAACCCAAATAAATAAACGATTAGCAATATAAAACTATTGCTAAAAAATAATTTTAAGAAAGAAACGGTTATTATGGCATCAGGTAAAGTAAAATGGTTTAATGAAACCAAAGGCTTTGGATTTATTATTCCAGACGACGGCGGGGAAGAATTATTTGCTCACTATTCAGCAATTCAATCAGAAGGTTTTAAGACACTAAAAGAAAATCAACGTGTCACTTATGATGTCGTAAAAGGCCAAAAAGGTTTACAGGCTGCAAATATTGCAGCCGAAGGTAAAGCATAAAACAACTGCATTAAGTTTATTTTCTGCTTGCGTATGCGTTTGCGCCAAAAAACGCAGCAACCAAAGCAGATATTGCCACAAAGTAAGTGGGGGCAATATCGCCTATGATTTTGGCAGCATCATCAACATCTAACCATGATGCAATCACAATGGTCACTGGATATAATAACATACCCCACAAAGCAAACCATGTCATTTTTCGCATGGCATCGCGCTGCGCATCTTGATCTTCTAGTTCTTTTCGTTTAAATTCTAGATGTATATCCAACTCGCTTTTTGATAACCGTCTATCTCCGTTGGAATCTGCTGCGTCTAAACCAACATCCTTGTCAACAACTAGTTCTTTTTGTTCTGCGTCCATGATAGACCTTTCTACATATAGTTTGTGTATTTAATCTATAGATAAGTATTAGTATAGGGGTATATTATGTTTGGACCAATAACAATACCACAAAATGCAGTAATGCTATTCAACGAAGTGCACCTCAAACCGGGTGTAACTGTTGATGACGTTGAAGAAGCATTAGCAGAAATGTGCAATGTAGTTAAAGAAAACTACACAGCGTTCGTTGCTGGACAAGTGTTTGAGTTTGCTGGATTTATTTCCGATGAAGGCAGCATTGGCGGGCAATCACCACAAGGGTTTACAAATGATAGCGTTAGAATTGCCATTGTCACTTACTGGGCAAGTTTTGATGAGCATGAAAAAAGCCATGCTGATGCGTTATTTAGAAGTAAGTTTGATAAACTGCTAGAGTTTAGCAGTGGATCAGTAGAGTATGGTTACAAAAATTTATGGCAAGGACAGAGGTAAAATATGGCTTATTCACCACAGTTAATTGATCATTATGAAAATCCACGCAATGTGGGATCATTTGATAAAAATGATCCAAGTGTTGGAACAGGGCTCACCGGAAGTCCGGCGTGCGGAGATGTAATGAAGCTTCAAATTAAGGTAGATGAAAATGGTATTATTAGAGATGCTCGTTTCAAAACATATGGCTGCGGTTCAGCAATTGCCAGCTCGTCGTTGGTCACTGAAATGGTTAAAGGAATGCATATTGATCGAGCTCAAACTATTCGTAATAGCCAAATTGCTGAAGAATTAGCACTACCGCCAGTTAAGATACATTGTTCAATTTTGGCCGAGGATTCAATTAAAGCGGCTGTTGCTGATTACAAGCAAAAGCACCAATGACCATATTTTACATTATTCAATGATACTTTTTAACTCTATGGTGTTTGTTGGGAAATCATTTACTCCGTAACACCTTAGTTGTTTATTATTTTTTCTTATTTTGTATTGCAGCAAGGCTTCGCCGTAAAGCGATAGTTTGTTCCATTCTAAAAATTCATTATTGTTTAAGTGCTCCATGATATTGTTGGCAAGATCAATTTCATTTAAAACATATGTTTGTTTGTTGGCCCAAATATCATAAAAACTTTTTATGTTATTGTTGTTAAAAGTTAAATTTAAAAAATCAAAGATTTTAATTAACGTATCTTCTAAATAATACAAAACATCGTCAAATGAAATTGTTAACCATTCAGTGGGAATATTTTCATTTGGAAAAATATTTTTTTGCCATTGTGCTAAATGATAGCTTATCATTTCTCTTTTTTGCCATACTTCAAGCTCGCTAGTAGAACTAACATTATAAAACCTTAATTTTGATTTATATACAATTGGTAATATTTTATCACCGGCTCTATATAGTTGAAACATTGTACATTTTTCAGCTTCGACTAAATTTCCTAAAACAATCAAAACTGTTTTTGAATGGCTTGGGAACTTCTGTTTATATGTAAGAACAGTTTCAACTGCTGGTTTGTTATTAAAATCTGGATAAATCAATGAAGCAACAGTATATTCGGGGCGGTAATCATTGAAATTGCCTGTATGAAACTCTTTTTTAAAAGCATGCATTGCACCATCACTGGTAAAAGAATTTTCAACAATAAGTGAATCGTCAAAATGCTCGTTACTGAAATAACGTATGCAGAACTCTAAGGTGCTGCCAAATGCACCAGGAGGAAATAGTATGTTTATCATTACAGTTGATAAGGCTAAGTACACGTAGTTATAAGTTTTTAACGTTCCAAAATTATTTAATGATCACAGTTACCGAATTAGCTTCCCGAAAAATTACGGGATTACTCAAAAAACGGGGTAAAGGTGCGGGCATTCGTATAGGTGTCAAAACAACCGGTTGCTCTGGACTAGCTTATGTGTTAGAATACATAGATGAAATCACAGCCGACGCTGGTACTATAGCATATCCACAAAAAGATTTTGTGGTTGTTGTTGATAAAAAATCAGAAGTGTATCTTGACAACATGACTATAGACTGGACTCGTAGCGGGCTCAACGAAGGATTTGAGTTTAAGAATCCCAATGAGCGTGACCGCTGCGGTTGTGGTGAGAGCTTTAGAGTTTAACATTAAAATTATGTCTATAAAAGTAAGGTAAATTATTATGAAAAATAACCTTATAATTATGTTTTTTCCGGGTCTTGGGGGTAATCATTTAGCCAACATAATATCAATTAGCAAGGAATATAAAAATTTCAAAGTTGATCGTAGTCAATATTTTAACCCAAGTAAAAAAAGCAATGCCCATTACAATAATGCCAATAGCATTAGTTCGAACATCAATACAGACAATTATATATTTTTATACCATTTCGGCACTGCCGACGAAGATAATATTAAAAAAATAATCGACACATCTACCAATTACCAATTCCTGGTCATTGGTTTCCCGCAAAAAAATCAATTGGCCTTTAAAAGAATGGAACGCAAAAATGAGGTAGATCTTAGAAAATATTTTATCCGTTATGACTTAGAGAGACTATACAAGCAACAATTTTTAGAAAAATATTACCCTGGCAAGTGGTGTACAATATTTGCCGATGATCTGTTTAGCAATCAAAATATCGAACAATTTTTAACTGATTTAGAAAATAAGTTAGAGATTAATATTTTAGACAGGGAGTTAGCTATTTCTATTCATAATCGCTGGATATTAAATCTTGAAGAAACATTATTAAAAGCAAAATCAAACGATCATCCTAACTAGCGTGATTATCTATTTCCAGAATTTAAACAATATTTTTAACATGTACAATCCCAAATACAACTATCATTCGCTTGAGCGCGAAAGTGTCAACGGCCGTCGCCTGTATGCCACACCAGACGGTAGCCGCGTACCTTCCGTTACAACGATCCTGGACGCAACAAAACCACAAGAAAAGCGTGAAGCACTACAGCGTTGGCGAAGCAGCGTAGGCGAAGAGCGAGCACAACAGATCACCACTGAAGCTGCTGCTCGTGGCACACGGATGCACACTTATCTTGAAAACTATGTAAAGACTGGTGCAATTAAAGAACGTGGCACTAATCCATTTAGTTGGGCTAGCCACGCTATGGCAGAAGTTGTTATTGAAAACGGACTTAAAAATGTTGATGAGTTTTGGGGTGTAGAAGTTCCATTGTATTTCCCGGGGATTTACGCAGGCACCACTGACTGCTGTGGAATACACAATAACCAAGAAAGCATACTGGACTTTAAACAAAGTAACAAGCCCAAGCGAGTTGAATGGATTGAAGATTACTTTCTGCAACTTTGCGCCTACGCTGAAGCACACAATGAAATATACGGGACAAAAATACAAAAAGGCGTTATTTTAATGTGCGTTAAACCTGTTACTGATGACATGGGCAATATTATTAGCGAACCACAATATCAAGAGTTTGTTATTGAAGGTGAAGAATTTGAATACTGGCGGAACCGCTGGTGGGCGCGAGTGGAGCAATACTATACATTATGAAAACAATTTTAATTGCTGGTGATAGCTGGGGGTCTGGTGAGTTTGACCAGTTCCGTATTTCCCACCCGGGGTTAGCAGCATACTTTATGGCAGAGGATAACTCCACAACAGTAATTAATTTGAGTAAACCGGGTGGTGATAATATTACAAGTTGTAGTCGAATTCAAAATTTTTTAGCCACCAATAAGAATTTAAATATATCTCATATTTTAGTGTTCCAAACCGAATGGTTACGAGATTGTAAATATTTTATTGGAATGGAAGAAGAAATTTTTATACAGAATATAGCAGACGGGTATATTGCATTAAGAAACAGAACAATAAGTAGATTTTATTATGATTTATCGAGTACCAGCACAACTTTCAATGTTCCAATTTATGTTATAGGCGGATGCAGTGATACAATATGGATTGATAAATTTGAAACAGAATACCCAGGGGTACATATAGTATGTCAAAGTCAAACATCTTTGGTATTAGAAAATAATCACAAAACTTTGGATCCAGTTTATTCATTATTTACTTCGGGATACGAAAAAGTAATTCAACATATTAAATCTTATTTAAACAATGAGGATTTAGATATATTACTGCAGGATATAGACAAAGGACATAAACGCTTGGCTTTATGGAAAAATAATCCTACTTTTTTCTGGCCAGACGGTAGGCATGCCAACAGAAAATCACATGAAATATTGTACCAACATATCAAAAAAATAGTTTTTTGATATACGCTAAATAGTTAATCACAGAGGACAACTAAATTGGCTATTGTACAAATTTCGCGCATTACCCAGCGTAAAGGGTTACAAGAAGATCTACCCCAATTAGCCGGTGCTGAATTTGGCTGGAGCGTGGATGAGCGCCGACTGTTTATTGGTAATGGCACACTTGAAGAAGGTGCTCCAGTAATTGGCAATACTGAAATTCTCACTGAATTTTCGGACTTAATGTACCTGGTCCGGGACTATACATACTCGGGCGAAGCAGCCACAGGCTATAGCGTACAAACTGGCGTTACACCAGGAACACCAGTTCAGTTGACGCTGCAAAACTGGATGGACCAGTTTGCTACAATTAAAGACTTTGGTGCAGTCGGCGATGGTGTTACTGACGATACAGATGCTATTAACCGCGCACTTTATCAACTTTACTGTAGAGAAGTTAATCCTGCAATTCGCCGTAGTTTATTCTTTCCTGCAGGTGTTTATCGTGTATCGGGCACAATTGTTGTTCCTCCTTACGCTACGCTTAAAGGTGAAGGCCCCGAGAATAGTGTTATTGAACTAACAGCCACTTCCACTGCCACTTGCGTTATGCGCACAGGTGACAGCTTGCAGCAAACTGGTGTTAACATTGGTACCAATGGCGCCACTCCTCCGATTAGTATCACTATTGAAAACATGGGATTTAGCAGTTTGAAAATAACTGACATTGTTTGCATCGATCAAGCAAGCGAAATAGTTTTTAATCAGGTAGAATTCAATGGACCTTTAACAACAGCTGAACTAACAACAGCAGTCGATGATATTGCATCTATTAGATTTAGCAGTACTCCAGCAAACGACACACACCAAATTAAATTTGATAACTGCGTATTTTCAGGTTGTACCTACGGTATGAAAACCGACGAACAGGTCCGTGGCATTGATTTTTCAGGATCGCACTTTCAAGTGTTGTACGAAGGTGTTGTAGTTGAACCAAACCCACTGGGCACAGCGTATGATCCGCGGGGCATAGGCGTACACAGTTGTGATTTTGATTCAATTTATGGCCGCGGCATTGTTTTTGAAGTTGAACGTAATGCTACTGCGCAAAATACTTTTGGCGATGTGGGCAATCACTTTGGTGGCATTTCGCAACCGTATACTTCTATTATTGATTTTGTTTCTCCAAATAATATCAGCGTCGGTGACATTTTTGATCGTACTGATCAATTTGCCACTGTACATCAACGAGTCAACGTAAACGGCACAGCCAGTATCGCCTTTACTAATGGTCAGCAGTTGGCCATGGGCCCATATGTTCGCGAATCAGGACTAACTGTAACACTCAATAATAATGTAACTTCGCCTGCTACTGCTTTTTCCTACAGTGAGTTAGGAATTTGGTCGCTTAACATTGATTATAACATAGCACGGGACACCAACTATCGACTTGGACGGCTGTCTATTGTGTTGGAAAATGGTACTGGCGCACTAACTTATACTGATGACTACTCGGAAAATGCCCCAACAGGCATTACACTAACTGTTACACAATCGGGCAGTGAAATTTTTGTCAAATACATCAGCACCAATACTGGTGTTACTGGAACATTAACTTATAGTATAAATCATATTTGGTGAAGTGGCCTGTAACCTTTGAAGCACGCCTTACCAGTTGGCATCAACTTCGTAAACAAGCTGGTGAATTACCTATTGAGTCGGCGCTCCAAACCATTAACTCTTGGTGGTTTGACTCTCCGTGGACAGCATACCATTTGCACTGGGATGACCGATCCACTTGGCCCGATCCTTGGCAATTATTGAGCGATAATATTTTTTGCGAGGTTGCTCGCGGGCTTGGAATCCTGTATACTATAACTTTACTAAACCGTGCGGATATGGCGTCAACAGAGCTGGTTTTAACTGATGACGGGCGTAATTTAGTCCTAGTGGACAAATCTAAATATATACTGAATTGGAATAGGTCAATCCTGTTAAATATCAAGTCTGAAATAAAAATTAAAAAAAGTTTGCACCAATCACAGGTAGTACAGAAGTAACAAAAACAACAAGAGAAGTAGATGTCACTAATTAATGTAGTAAAACGCAGCGGAACACGCGAGCCCATGGCCATTGAAAAATGGCAAAATCAAGTAGCAAAAGTATGTCAAGGAATAGCAGATGTCAGTCAGTCAATGATTGAAATCAAAGCACAGTTGCATTTTTACGATGGTATCAGCACACGAGAAATTGATGGTATTACACTTCGTGCTATTGTAGATCTTATTGACGTTGAATCCAATCCTGATGTTGGGCACACCAACTACCAATACGTTGCTGGGAAGCAGCGTCTTTCAATGCTGCGAAAGGATGTTTACGGCGACTACGAGCCTCCACGCTTGTATGAAATTGTCAAGCGTAATGTTGAAACTGGTTTGTACACACCCGAGCTGTTAGAGTGGTATAGTGAAGCAGACTGGGACCGCATGGATGATATGATCGATCATGAAAAAGATGAGCAATACAGCTATGCTGCCATTGAACAACTGATTGAAAAATATCTTGTTCGCAATCGTTCAACAAAAGAAATTTACGAAACACCGCAAGTTCGCTACATGGTTGCCGCTGCCACCGTGTTTCATCGTGAAGAGCCTAACTCGGCTCGCATGCGTTATATTAAGGAATACTACAATGCTGCTTCTGATGGCCTCTTTACTCTTGCCACTCCTGTTCTTGCTGGCCTTGGAACTCCGACCAAGCAGTTTAGCTCTTGCGTTCTTATCCGTAGTGATGATAATCTTGACAGTATATTTGCCTCTGGCGAAATGATGGCCAAGTATGCCAGTAAACGTGCTGGCATTGGTTTAGAGATTGGACGACTACGACCATTAGGTTCGCCTATCCGTGGCGGTGAAATTATGCACACGGGTATGATCCCATTCCTAAAGAAATGGTTTGGTGATTTGCGTTCATGCAGCCAAGGCGGCATTCGTAATGCCAGTGCTACTGTGTTTTATCCTATTTGGCATCATCAGTTTGATGATCTTATTGTTCTCAAGAACAATCAAGGAACAGAAGAGACCCGCGTTAGACACATGGACTATGGCGTTGTGCTATCTGCCTTCTTTTGGCGTCGCTTTAAGAACAAAGAAAACATAACCTTCTTTGATCCCAATGAAGTGCCCGACTTATATGAAGCGTTTTATTCAAATACCAAAAAGTTTGAAGAACTATATGTAAAATACGAACGCAGCACAACCGTTCGCAAAAAGACCATGAGCGCCGAGGAAGTTTTCAAAAGCGGCATACTCAAAGAGCGCACTGATACTGGACGCATATATCTTGTGTTCATTGACAATGTAATGAATCAAGGTCCGTTTGATCCAGAGTATCATACGGTTTATCAAAGCAACTTGTGTTGCGAAATATTGCTGCCCACAAAATCATTTAGGAGGCTTGATGATGATGAAGGTCGTATCGCACTTTGTACACTTGGTTCAATCAACTGGGGTGCGTTTAGGAATCCTGAGGACATGCGCCGTGCTTGCCGCATACTGCACCGCAGTCTTAATAATATTCTTGATTATCAGGACTTTTTGAGTATTCAGAGCAAGTTAAGCAATGATGAAATTCGCCCCTTAGGCATTGGCATCACTAACTTGGCATACTGGCACGCCAAGCGTAGTTTACAATATGGTGACAAAGAAGCACTACATGAAGTAAAATCCTGGATGGAACATCAAGCATTTTACTTGACTGAAGCAAGCGTTGAATTGGCCAAGGAGCGCGGTGCTTGCTTGCATAGCGATCGCACACGCTATGGGCAAGGAACTTTTCCGTGGGAACTTCGTGCTAAGGGAGTTAACGAGCTGGCAGACTTTACACCTGAGTTGGATTGGGAAACACTACGAACACAAATGAAGGAACACGGAGTACGCAATGCCACGCAAATGGCAGTGGCTCCAGTGGAATCAAGTTCAGTTGTTATTAACAGCACCAACGGTATTGAAATGCCAATGAGCCTGATCAGTGTAAAAGAAAGCAAAGCTGGCAGTTTAACACAGGTGGTTCCCGAGTATCATAAATTAAAAAACAAATATCAATTGATGTGGGATCAAAAAGATTGTGATGGGTATTTGAAAACAGCAGCGGTGATTGCTGCTTATGTGGATCAAAGCCTAAGCACCAATACTTTTTACAATCCAGCGCACTATGAAAATCATAAAGTGCCAACTACATTAATTGTGAAAAATCTAATGCAAGCACATCGTTGGGGAATTAAGACCTTCTATTATAGTCTCGTGAATAAACAAGGCGCTAAGTCATATATCGAAGCAACTCCTTTGGAACAGCCGATACTTATTACTGATAGTTACGAAAACGAAGATGACTGCGAAGCCTGCAAGTTATAAAACACTACAATGTCAAAAGCACAATATAATTTAAAAACTAAAACCGACTATCTCAATCGCAAGATGTTTTTGGATCCTGCGGGCCCAGTCACGATTCAACGATTTGAGGAAGTCAAATACAACAAGCTGGTTAAGTTTGAGCAAGAAGCTCGCGGCTTCTTTTGGATACCCGAAGAAATCACACTTACCAAAGACGCTAATGACTTCAAAGAAGCCAGCGACACCGTTAAACATATTTTTACTTCTAATCTACTACGTCAAACCGCACTTGATAGCTTACAAGGTCGCGGCCCCACTCAAGTATTCACACCAGTTTGCAGTATTCCCGAGCTGGAAGCACTGATGTACAACTGGGGATTTTTTGAAACCAATATTCACAGCCGTAGTTATAGTCACATTATTCGGAACATCTACAACGTACCCAAGCAAGTGTTTAACACCGTTCATGACACGCAAGAAATTATTGACATGGCATCCAGTGTGGGCTTGTATTATGATCGTCTACACATGATCAACTGCCGCAAAGAGTTGTTGGAGCAGTTTCCCGAACAAGAACATGTCAAAGCCATTTGGTTAGCATTAAATGCATCTTATGCATTAGAAGCATTCCGCTTTATGGTATCATTTGCTACCAGCTTGGCCATGGTGGAAAACCGTATCTTCATTGGCAACGGCAACATTATCAGTTTGATTCTACAGGATGAGATTTTACACAAGGAGTGGACTGCTTGGATAATTAATCAAGTAGTCAAAGAAGATCCGCGTTTTGCTCAAGCCCGTGTTGACTGTGAATCAGAAGTTTATGCCATGTTTGCTGATGTTATCCGTGAAGAAAAAGCCTGGGCCGATTACTTGTTTAAATTCGGACCAGTTATTGGATTGAACGCACCTATTCTCAAAGATTTTGTTGATTTTACTGCTGCCGCTGCACTCAAAGACATTGGCATTAGATATCAAGGTGCTGCTCCTAAGACTACACCAATACCGTGGTTTATGAAGCACGTGGATACCAGCAAAAAGCAAGCGGCACTACAAGAAAACGAAAGCACTAACTATGTTATTGGCGCCCTTGACGGGGAAGTTGATTATGACCAACTTCCGGACCTTTAACTAAAGACCAACCTTTAACTGATTTTTGGCGAGGATTGGCACCAAATAATGAATGAACATTAACTTTACAAAGATTATATTTTGTGTATAATTCAACTTTGGTGCAATATTCAACGATGCCAGTGATGTGTTGAAACCCGTAAATCGTAAGGTCTGCCATTCCGTTTTTGATGCCTTTTGTTTTACTAGGCCTACCGGTCATTTTAGATCGTTGTAATTCTTTTTGTTTTTCTGTTCTAATAATGCCATCAGAACCTTCGCCGCCGTCAGTTAAATTTCTTAATATACCGGTTCCGTTGTCTTTACGACCATACCAACGGATTAGCTGGCGTTCGATTGCTAACGCACCAATATTGGTTAAATTCTGTTCGACTAGAATAATACGAGATTTATCAGTCGGAACTGCAATAACTTTTTGGGTAGACCAGGCTCGTAGACCCTTGCCTTTACCTATATAATAAGGAGTTCCGTCCTTGCGCAAATAAGCGTAGACGTAAAAATTATTAGTTAAATACATGTGCTGATGCTCCTTTCAAGCATTAGAGTAGTTGGGAACGCCAATTCCGCGAACTACACTTATATTTATAAAGGAAACTAAAATTATGACAGAAGTTGTAATTTGGAGCAAATATCATTGCCCCTACTGCGATCAGGCCAAGGCGTTATTAAATCAAAGAAACATTCAGTTTCGCGAAAAGAAAATTGGTGACGGTTATTCTAAAGAAGAATTGTTAGAAGAAATTCCCACAGCACGATCAGTGCCACAAGTGATTATCAATGGTCAGGCCATTGGTGGATTCACTGAGCTAAGAAAATACATTGACGAAACTGGGTTTACTGGCCAAGGGTACTAAAAAGGAACAATATGCTAATTGACAAAGGCGTAACAGCAGGTGAAGTTGTTACTTTTAAACTTACCAGCGGTGAAGAACTGGTTGCTAAGTTAATTGAAGAAAAAGACACATACTATAAAGTAGGTCGTCCAATGGTAATTGCAATGGGGCAACATGGTCCCGGGCTTATGCCATATCTGTTTACGGTTAATCCCGGAAAAGAAATCAAACTGTCAAAAACCACAGTAACAGTATGCGAAGCTACTGACAAGGCTTTTGCTGATCAATTTATACAATCTACCACTGGCATTGCATTGGCTTAATCAACTGTTTTTGTGCGATAAATATAACACACAAAACAAAATACGATGCCAGCAGTACAAAGACAAGGTGACTCAAATTCAGCAGGTGGCGCAGCAACAAGCGGCGTTGCTTCTGTGCGTGTAAATGGTCGCCCCGTTGTAGTTCCAGGTATTTTAGTAACTCCGCACGCACCTTGGGGTAAACCTCACCCACCACATGCTGCTGCAAGAACCACCGGCGGAAGTCCCACAGTACGTGCCGGGGGCAAACCAATTGTTAGAACTGGTGATAAAGACACTTGTGGCCACCCTCGCGCTGGTGGTAGTTCTGATGTAAGGGTACCATAATGGCTGCCTTGCTGTCTCCACTGCAACTACAAGCAGGCGCTACACTATTTCAAAATCAAGGAATAGGCGTTGCACCTGGTGTAACCACAGCAGTAGCTAACTATACAGCATTGCCGTTGTTGGGTAACTTACTGGCAACAATCAATGACGCTGGTTCATTGCCAGAAAGTACGCAAACACTACTGCAAACATTTGCTGGCAACATTGCTAACAGTTGCCCCGCACTGGCCGATTCCATTGTGCTAGGCACCAACGCAACTGTATCCACAACACTGACTGATCCGGGCATGAGTGGTGTTATTACACTAACTGCTGACGCTTATCTTGGCAATGGTGATGTTAGTAAGTTTTCACAAATTTTTACAAGCGCAGTCGGCTATGCTGATTCGACTAATGCCTTCATTAATAGTGCTGTAAATGCAGGAACATACTTAGCAGATACATTCACTAACATGAACAGCCTAACTACCGGCGGATTAACAGATGTAAATCTTGCCACACAAGCTATGGGCGATGATTTGGCCAATGCTGGTTATTGGATTGACTTGTCCAATCTTGAAAATTATGGCACACCCTTAGCACTGGCACAACAAATTTCGCGCCGCGCAGGTACGATATCTCCACTATTTGGTCTGTTGGCTGGTGTTGGTATGAGCGAAAACGATATACTAAATCTCAACGATAACACTTTGATTGTTACTGATGACGTACAAAAAGCTATGTATCAGGCATTCACCAAAGTAACAGGCACTGAGTTAGAGCAAATACTACAAATATTAGAAATATGGACACCTAATATTAATACATTAGCAGATTTGCTAAATCCAGCGGCGATGTTACCCAACAGTTATCCATCACTAACCACAACAACAGTTGAAGGACTACGGGGCATTTACATAACACCCGAACCACAACCACCATTTAGAACCTTAGAGCAAGAAGCGACTGACCGCGTAGTTGAACGCCCACTGGCATGTGAAATACGACAAAGTGAAAACTTGACAACACCGTCTACCAATACCCGGTCTGGGGTTTATTACACAGTAAACACTAGTATAGAGCCAATTCTTCCTATAGTTGGTATTAGCATTGAACGGCTAGCCATTATCACAGATCCAGGACTGGCACTGGCCAATAAAGCATTTGCTACATCACTAATGCAAATTACCAATGTTAGTAGAATGACATTGCCGCAACTGGCCGCTGCATTTTTGGCCGCTGAAACAAACACTGACTTGCCTGATATTGAATCTCAAACTCAAGCAGTTCCACAAGCAGATTTAGATTACTATAAAAATACATTTGCCAATGGTACAGGCGAAAACGGAACCATACTGATAACAGACATTCTTGGCACAGCGGTTGGCACTAACATTGTTGAAAACTTAAATAATTCAGTTACCGTTATCAACTCATTATACAACGCCGGTGAGTTAAACGACTTGATTGTTATCTATAATGACATGTATGGCAACGTAACTAATAATGCAGTTATACTGACATTAATTGGTGACGCACAAACAGAGATTGACAACATTATCACAGCCAATCCAACAGAAACTACTAATCTCAACACTTACTTCTCGGCTATTAGTCAACAGATCACTCGTGAAACAGGATTTCAAAATACAGCCGCAATAGAAGTTGGCAATGTGTTGGCCAGCCAAACATCTACACAAAGCCTGGTGTTCTCATTACCCTCATATGGCACAGACACCAAAGAAGGCGGCACAGCACAATACCTTGAAAGCATTGCTGATATTTCAACAGCAGGTGGCCAAGCAATTGTTGCTACACTAAGAGAAGGACGAAGCGGTGTAGGATTGGCTGGCACAGGCGTAGGTACACAAGCAAATGCAGTACCTGACGAGCCTCCAGAGTTACCACCACAAGCTAATTTATTGCCATCAATTGTGAGCGAAAGCGCCGCAAGATCGCGTGTAGTTTACTAATTGTTGCTAAAAAACAACAAAAAATGCCCCAATTTTTGGGGTGTTTTTTTGGCGAAAAACGGTTGACCCAAAATGGCTCATTTGCTATAATAATGGCATAGGGTAACAAAACAGGAGTTCTAAATGGCTTATGTATCCCAGGAAATGAAAGCAAAGTTGGCACCCACTATCAAATCTGTGCTGAAAAAGTACAAGATGAAGGGTAGCATCAGTGTTCGCAATCACTCTACCCTTGTTGTCAATGTGTCCCAAGGTCCCATTGACTTTGGTAAGGATGACTACATCCAAGTCAACACCTATTGGATTCATGACCACTACGAAGGCAAAGCCAAGAAGTTTCTCACCGAATTGGTTGATGCTATGAAGGGTCCTGACTTCTTTGACCACAGTGATCCGCAAACGGATTATTTCCACCGTAGCCATTACGTTGACGTCAACATTGGCAAGTGGAACAAACCCTACGCACTGGTGAAATAATTATGAACTTTGAAATTATCGCTCTTAGACACGCTGAAGCTTGTGCCGTTGAAGGTGCTTACTTTTACGAAGGCAGCATGTTTTTCAACAAGGAGTTGACGGAGGCGGATGCAGTTGATGAGTTCCGTCTGCTGTATCCCAACACCATAGTAAGCCCGGTAGGTCGGGAAGCTGTTTTTGATTTTGTGGATTAAAGGAAAGCATTATGGGCAAGTCTATTAAAATTCAAATGTTTTCAGATCCCGGGCACGGTTGGGCTCGTTTTCCTAAAGAGCGCCTGGCTAAGTTGGGCATCGTTGACAAAATCAGCTCTTACAGTTATGAACGCAATGGTATGGCATATCTTGAAGAGGACTGTGATCTTACCATCCTGATTAATGCGCTCAAAGGTGCAGGCTATACTGACATCAAGTTCAACGAGTCTGTTACCAACAAATCGAGCAAGATTCGGAGTTATTTCCGTTATGTCCAATATGTCGCGTAAGCACTATTTCCTCGAAGTTATGCAATGGGGTGGTGCCACCAATATTATTTTGGGGCATGTATTGAACGCCGTTGGACCCAGTGTTTATCCTTACAACATAATTGCATTTTTCATTGGTACCATTATGTTTTTGACTTGGGCAGTGATCATTGCTAACAAGCCGCAAATTACGGTAAATTTTGTGTCCATAGTAATTGGCACAATTGGTTTGGTCAAAGCATTTGCCTAAATAACTTTGACAATAATTTATAAATTTGTTATAATAGACACATGCATAGCATAACAGGAGTGGAAAATGTCGCGTTTTAAAGATCTTATTATGGACATTCAGGAACATCTTGAATCTGGTGAGTTGACTTACAAGCAAATTGCTGAAAAGTTTGATGTCACTGTTGACTTTGTTAGTCAAGTTAATCTTGATCTAATGAGTCCAAACGAAAATTCTGGTTATTGGATCGAGGAGTAATAGATGATGAGTAAACTAACGCTATTTGGTCGTCCGTATGTGGTTTTTGATGCTGCCAATAAACAGCATCGTCAATGGTTTGCAGATTTTAATCGTCGTAGAAGCTGGGGCGATTGCCCAGTAAGGTTTTATGTTAACGACGATGTCGGCGACCTTGTAACACAAATTCAACGTGAGCTCATTGAGTATTATGTTGGAAGCGAGTTTACCAAGCCAAGTAAACGCAAAGCCGCATAATTTTGTTTCATTGGAGTAGTCAATGAAGCGCACATGGAAAATCACTCTTGGTCCCGAGGAGATGGCAACGTTTGTTGCTGGCATGCAAAAAATACAAGAGCAAATGATCGAGTTGTTGGTTAAAGCACGAGCACGTGATGGATATCCCGAAGCGCGGGCAGTTATCAAACGCATCCAAAAAAAGGAGCAGTAACATGACCTTTCGGCAGTTTGTAAATAATCTGTGGTATCAGCACATAGACGAAATTGAATATTTTGAAAAACATTTACCAAACTATAATCGGTCCGAATGGTTTGCGCGAGTGCGTTGGTGGCTGCGTCAAGAATACAGAAAATCTAAACAGTAAATAATATGGCTAACTTAGATTTTAGCGCCGACAAATATGAAGGGATTAAAGTGGCCGCGGATTGGATTCGAGATCTCGAGTCAAGCGACAGTCGATTACACAAAGAATCAGTAATTGAAAAAGCCTACATGGCCGCACAACTAGGCAGCTCTAGTGCCCAATGTTTTTTGTTCAACTGCTATCAAGCATACAATCCTTACTATGTGTTTGGTGTTCGCCAAGTGCCCGAAACAGAAGGGCTAGAACATCGCCCCAATCCGTGGCCTAAGTTCTGGGCCATGTGCGAAGCACTACGCACTCGAAGCTTAACAGGTCATGCTGCCCGCGATCGCATTCTTGCGGTGGCCAATGAGTTTGACAGCGAGCAATGGAATAACATGTGCCGCCGTGTACTGATCAAAGATCTACGATGCGGTATTAGTGAAAAAACGCTGAACAAGGTACTGGGCAAAACAGAATGGCGTATTCCTGTTTTCACTTGCCAGTTGGCCACTGATAGCGACAAACATGTGAGCAAACTTAGGGGAAAGATGCGCATTGAACGGAAACTAGATGGCGTGCGTGTGTTAGCATTAGTTTCTCCTACTGGTGTGACCTTGTATAGTCGCAATGGCAAGCAGTTTGATAACTTTCCTGACGTGGCTAGTACACTATTTCAGTATCGTGATTACTTTGCTTTTCGCCCCAGCCAGTCTTTTGTGCTAGATGGCGAAATCATGGGAGAAAGTTTCCAAGCACTGATGAAACAAGCACAACGCAAAAACGATATTGAAACCAAAGATATGGTTTACAATATTTTTGACGTTATTCCTTTAGAAGATTTTGAACGTGGATTTTGGAATGCACCGCTGAAGAAACGATTGCCACTCCTTGAAGCGGCACGTTCCCGTATAGAGAAGCATGCGGATTCTTTGGTTAACATACGATTTACTGATGGTATTGAAGTTGATTTGGATACTGCCGAAGGGCACGACATCATGCGTAGGTATGCAAATGATGCTGTAAATGCTGGGTATGAAGGCATTATGATCAAAGCATTGTCTGCACCTTATGAGTGCAAGCGTGGTAGTTTTTGGATGAAATGGAAACCAGTAATCACAGTAGATTTAACTATTGTGGGTTTTGAAGAAGGCACTGGTCGTAATGCTGGGCGGTTAGGTGCTATAATATGTGAAGGGGAAGATGATGGACGTAAAATTCATGTTAATGTTGGCAGTGGTTTGTCTGATAGCAATCGTGATGAGTATTGGCTCAACCGGGATAGCTTACATGGCAACTTGGTCGAAGTCGAAGCTGATGCAGTTACTCAAAATCAAGACGGATCATACAGTTTAAGATTTCCCAGATTTGTTCGATTCCGAAGTTTCGAAGCTGGAGAAAAACTATAATCAAGGACAGTTGTGATAAAAAATGTAAAGTCTGACTATTACTTAAACTTTATTAAGGACGACCCAGTGCGTCCTCACCTGCCTACGTTTTGGCGGGTGGAACCCAACCGCGAAGTGTATGTGCTCGAGGACGACGAAACTAACGAAGTGTGCGCAATAATCTGTGTGGCATTTTGCGATCAAGTGCCCACTGACGAAGGTGAGTTAGAAAAGTTTTCCACGCCGGCGGAAGGTCAAGCCAAAGGGTCAATCGCTGTATTTTATACAGTATGGAGTTATCGTGGGGGCTCAGGGCGAGACATTGTGCTCGGTGTTGCTGACTTGATTAGAAACACTATGCCCGAAGTCAATCGCTTTGTGACACTTAGTCCAATGACTGAAATGGCACGCCGATTCCATCTTAAAAATGGTGCTGTTGTGTTGCAGGTTAATTCGACGTCGGTTAATTACGAATACAAGTTTGACCAATGAATGATCAGCACGACGAATTGATACAACACCTTAAAGGCATACGAGAAATAGTAATTAACAAATGTTATGGTGGGTTTGGAATAAGTCACGAAGCCGAATTGTTGTATCTTAAACGTGCTAGGATTGACTACACAACAAAAGATCGTACCAGCCGCGACGAAACACAACGTTACGGACCAATAATATTTGTTGATGACAAAGAGTGGAGCGGTTACGAAATATCTCGTGACGATCCGGTGTTGATATCCGTGATCAAAGAACTAGGCCAAGACTCTTGGGGTAATTTTTCAGAATTGAAAATTATAAAAATCCCCGCCGATGTTGATTGGGACATTGAGCAGTATGATGGAGTCGAATGGGTGGTTGAAGTTCATAGAAAGTGGTACTAAAAACGATAAATATTAAACTATGTTTCTAAGTCTTGTAACATTACTAGTGGCATTGGGTTTGTCGGTTATCGCAGCCTATTACTCAATTGCTGGTCTAGCGGCCATATTTGCGGCTGCTGTAGTGCCTATTATTATAATGGGTTCGGTATTAGAAGCGGCAAAAATTGTAGCAACACTATGGCTACATGAGTATTGGCGGCAAGCTCGATTCTTAATGAAGTTATACCTAGTGCCAGCAGTGGTTATGCTAATGCTGATCACTTCAATGGGCATATTTGGTTTCTTATCTAAGGCACACTCTGATCAAACACTTTCAACTGGCGACATTGGCGCCAATATTTCTTTGTATGATGAACAAATCAAAGTTGAGCGAGATAACATTGAAAATGCGCGAGCATTAATTGCGCAACTAGACGGTGTGGTTAATGCTCTTACTACTGGCCAGGATAGAACAGGCCGTCGCGCAGATGGGTCGGAGTTTACAATTTCAAGTGCTGAACGTGCACTGACTACACGACGCAGTCAACAAAAAGATCGCGACGCATTAACTAAGAAAATTGAAGAAGCACAAAATCGCATACTAGAATTTCAAAAGAAGAAAGCGCCTATTGCTGCTGAACAGCGGAAAGTCGAAGCCGAAGTCGGTCCCATCAAATACATTGCTGCACTTATCTACGGTGACAACCCTGATACAAATGTTTTAGAAAGGGCTGTGCGTTGGGTAATAATATTATTAGTATGTGTGTTTGATCCACTGGCTATTATGATGCTGTTAGCCGCTACTGAAAGTTTATCTTGGACTCGGCAAAAAAAACAAGCATTACTAAATTCACTGGCTCCTGCAACTGAAGCAGCGCCTAAATCTGAAATTTATGTGGATGAGCCGCCTAATTTTGATGATGAAGAAATAGAAGAACCCAACCTTGATCACGGTACTTGCCATAAATGTGGAACTGCATTAGAGCTCGCCCCGGGCATTGGTCCTTTTTGTCCCAATCGCAATTGCGATGTTGCAGACGGCCCGTTTTTTGATGAACCCCAGCCCCACCGCCCCGAAACGCACCCATACCTAAGAAAAGGTTTTGCTGGATTCCCCAATCATATAAAACCAATTGTTGCACCAACATCTAAGTATGAACCAGACAATGGCCTACTGACTGATGAACAGATTAAACAAATAGCCGAAACGGCCGAAGTACCTACAACAATAAAAAAAGTAACATCAACAATACTTGATGTTCCGGAGGAGGAAAAACCCCATGATGAAGAAATTGTTAACGTTAGGCTTGCCGAACCTGAAGAAATTGAACCAGCGGTACCAGAAGTTAGTGCCCCTGCCGAAGATGAATTGGTTGACGACGATGATAGTGAATTTGACGGCATGGATGTTAACGAAAAAGCAGCAGCCCGGCGCTGGAAAGCAGTCCACCCAAATCAAACATTAAAATTTCAACGACGGTTAGTTGATCTTGGAAAAATACTCCAAGTTCCTTGGATGTCGCCCGAATACTATTACAAACTGTCCCCCGACGCTGACATGGGCAACGAAACCAACTCGGGTTTTGGTATTGCGTTCCCACCTAATCCCAAAAAAGGTGACAGCTTCTTGCGTGTAGATCGCCTGCCCAGCTTGTTATTCAAATACAATGGTAAAATTTGGATTGAAGTTGACAAAGCACTAAATGATCGTTATGCTCACGATCAAGCATACATTGATCATCTTATTGCTAAAATTGATTCAGGTGAATATGATCCAGACTTGTTAAGTGATGCTGAAAGAATTCAAATTGAACAACGACTAACTGGAAAATAACATGGCCATATTAACCACGCCCACGCATTGTAATTTTTGTGATAAACACAAAGATCAAGTGGTTAAACTAATAGTAGGCAACCACGTGGGCATTTGTAATGAGTGCGTGGAATTTTGTCATGAACTGTTGAGCAAAGCAGAAAAGAACGCAAAAAAATTAACCAACGTTTCGCTAGATCCTCGCGAAATTCATCAATTCCTTGATCAGTATGTTATAGGTCAAGATGTAGCAAAAATGATATTAAGTGTATCAATTGCCAATCATTATAAACGTATTGGCAACACTGATCCCAACAACGAAATACAAAAAGCAAACATTCTAATTACTGGTCCTACTGGTACTGGCAAAACACTGATGGCTCGCACGGTAGCCAAGTATTTAGATGTACCGTTTGTTATTGCTGATGCTACCACGTTAACTGAAGCTGGTTATGTAGGCGATGATGTAGACAGCGTGATACAACGTTTATATCACGCAAGTGGCAATGATATAGAACGAGCACAGCGTGGCATTATTTTTCTAGATGAAGTAGATAAAATTGCTCGCAAAGGTGAAAGTTCCACGGTATCAAGAGATGTGTCAGGTGAAGGTGTACAGCAGGCTTTGCTTAAATTAATTGAAGGCACTAAATGTAAAATTCCATATCAAGGTGGCCGCAAAGGAGCCAATGGGGAAACATTTGAAATTGACACTTCAAACATGCTGTTTATTGCTGGTGGTGCTTTTGTGGGATTGGATCAAATTGTTAAAACAAGAACACAAGGAACTACTATTGGTTTTAGTTCAAAAACTACTGCACAAAAAAATGAAACAGCCGAAGCAATCTCTCCTGATGATTTAGTGCGATATGGCATGATACCCGAGTTTGTGGGACGTTTCCCCACAGTTGTGGAATTACAAGAGCTTACTAAACCACAGTTGATTTCTGTTTTAACACAAACAAAAAATAATCTAGTGGGACAGTATAGATGGCTATTTGACCAAGACGGTGTAGCATTGGACTTTGACACTGACAGTTTAGATCTAATTGCTGAACGCACTATGATTAAAAAAACTGGTGCACGGGGACTACACACTGAACTGGAACGCATTCTTATGCCGCACATGTACAACCTTAAAGATTATCGCTCACGCAATATCCTAAAAATAGCCATTGACAAAACGCAAGTAGTCAATCCAGTTAAATTAGAACAACAAAATTCTTAACAAATTTTACCAATTATCTTTTAATTTAATGATAATTTGTGTATAATAAATAGTATTGTAGCGCCGATGGCCGGGCTACAATTATAGTCATCTTGCTTATGAAAGGAGAAAACAAATGACAAAAACTCTCGCACTTCGTAGTTTCGACATTCCCGCACTCACCAAATTTGGTATCGGTTTTGATAACATGTTTGATGAGCTTATGCGTGTGACTGCTCAGCAATCTTCCACTAACTACCCACCCTATGATATTGTACAAATCAATGAGGATGAGTACATGATCAGCTTGGCTGTGGCTGGTTTTGGTTCCGATAACTTGACGGTTACCAAGGAGAAAAAATTCTTGGTTATCGAAGGCAAGCACACTCGTGAGACTGTGGAGCAGGAAGATACTAAAACAAAGTATCTACACAAAGGCATTAGCGAACGCAGCTTCCGTCGTGAATTTCAGTTAGCCGATCACGTGGACATTGTTAACGCTCACCTAGAGCTTGGCATTTTAAATGTTCACCTGAAGCGTGAAATTCCTGAAGAAGCCAAGCCAAAGTCTATTGCTATCACTTACGCAAAGTAGTATAATTGTCATAAGTACAGTGGCAGCAGGTGCTGCCACTTTAAAATAAGGACATAACATGGCGTCTCAAGATACTAAAGTAATAACAAAAACACAAATTGAATTACGCGAGCCACCGTTGTTTAAAATAATTTACTTAAATGACAATAAAACATCTGTAGATTTTGTAGTTGAAAGTTTAATTAAACACTTTGACTACAATGCAGATACTGCTGTTGCCATTACCAACGACATTCATAACAGCGGTTCAGCAGTTGTGGCTGTTTTGCCCTATGAAATTGCTGAACAAAAAGGCATCGAAGTTACAGTTGAAGCTCGAAATAACGACTTTCCGTTACAAGTTAGACTAGAGCCCGATACAGTCACTAGTAGTTAATGGTAATGCGTTTGGGGTAAAAAGCGGGCTGCCAGTCAGCATCATCAGCCCGCCCTCTACAGTTGTTAACATAGCGTATGCCTGAGAATTTTTGATCCACGCTGTCGTGATAATGCCCAAAGCACCAGGTGTCAATTTTGTTTTCAGAATCTTCATCCAACGCCAGCATCATTAACCTGTTGCCCATTTTGTTAAATTCATAAGTGTCAGTAATACGCAAATCGTGGCTGATAAGATCTTTAAAAGGTACAGTATGAGTAACAACCACAATGCGTTTAACATCAGGATGCTTTTGCAATCGTCTTATGCTGTTAATCATATAAAGTGCGTCTTGTTCCGCTAATGCGTGAATTCTTTCGGCACTAGCACGACGAGTTTTCATAACATCAGTCCACCACAGCTTGCATTGTACTGGGTCAATATTGTCATCTAAGTCCCAAGTCCACCAACCATTGGTTCCAATAATAGCAACACCGCTGATGATCACACAGTTGTTTTGTAGAAATACCACATTTGGAATGTTGGCAATAGCCTTTTCCAACATGAGATAACTATGGTCAAGTGTATCTAAATGATGACGATGTTCGTTGTTGCCGTCAATATAAAAAACTGCGTTATAGCATTGACCCAAGTGCGTCAGCGTTTGCTTAACCACTTCAAGGTCGCGAGAAATGTCACCGGCAACTACACAAATCGTGCTAGTTGCTTGTCCAGTCCAATCTAGTGTTTCGTGAGAATCCAGGTGAAGGTCGGAAATTAAATCAAATGATAAATGCATGATACATATTTAAAAGGATTTGCAGTATGAATATTATTATTGACCCAAAAGACTTGAAATCTTATCAAGAAAAATATACGGTGCTGGAATTAGATACTTTTCGCCTACTGCCCGAAAATCGCGAAGTCAAGGCCTACTGCGTCATTGAAGCAATACCTATTATGGAATTGCAATTAATTGAAAGCAGAAGGAATTTGCACAACGGTTTGTTGGAAAACTATCGCAAACGAAATTGGGATTACTGCAATCAAGCACTTGATCATTTGGTTGGCAGCTGGAACAATGAATTAGACTCGTTTTATCAAGACATGCGTAATAGGATCGATCGCTATATGGAAAACGATCCCGGTGAGTCCTGGGATGGCGTTATAGAAAAACAAGCAGCATGAACATAGGAATCGTTGGCTTTGGTTATGTGGGTTCGGCTGTAGCGGCCAGTTACGCCGACAATCAAGTGTTGGTCTATGATCCTAAATATCCTGAGATATCCAGGTCCCTAAACGATATCAAACGAGAGTGTGAATTTGTTTTTGTATGTGTGCCAACACCTAGCGGCCCAGGGGGATGTGATACCAGTATGCTGGATAACGTTATTGGTCAGTTGAAAGGCTATACAGGCGTTGTAATTGTAAAATCAACTGCCCCGCCTCAATGGTATGCAGTAGCCGAAGCGGCAGCCGGATTGAAAATTGCACATGTTCCGGAATTTTTAACGCAAGCACGAGCCAAGTATGACTATGTTAATCCCCATAAAATTGTTGTTGGCTGTAAAACAGAATTAAGAAACGAAGTTAAACGAGCATTGATGGCAAGTGCAATCAACTTTGATCGCATTGCTAACATTGAGTTTTGTTCTATAGCAGAAGCTAGTTTTTTCAAGTATATGGCCAATAATTTTCTAGCAATGAAAGTTGTAATCAACAATGAGTTTGCACAACTGGCACAGGCTATGGGACTGGATTGGGAAACACTGGCTTCAATGGCACGCACTGACACCAGATTGGGCAACACACACTGGGCAGTACCCGGACCTGACGGCGACTATGGATTTGGTGGTGCTTGCTTTCCCAAGGATACAGAAGCATTACAAGTTATGGCTCAAGACTTAGATGTTGAAACAACCATGCTTGACACAGCCGTAAGCACTAACAAAAATCTAAGATTTAGTTTTAACAAACACCATTAAATTTTATAGTAATCAAGCCACCTTGATTATTATTTGCTGGTCTTTGAACATTGCATATTGGCTCTTTATTTGCATATTCATTATGACGCCCCACACAATCAGGAGGGCTGTCACTAGAAGTGCAATTATCGCAACTGTAAGGAAATACACCCGGAATTCCGGTGTTATTATTCCAGCTATTATTTTTAATATTTTTTACTTTAATGGCGCCAAAGTTACTGGTCCAGTCATCGGCACTTAAATCAAATTCAATTAGTGCATTCGCACCAGCAACACAAGAATTATCTATTGTTTCCTGCCCCATAGGTTGAAATCCATTGTTGATGATAACTTCGGCTAAATTGACTCCGTGTGGAAATTCATTAGTTGGGCAATTCATTGGGGGTGTATTAAATGAAAAATTACCATTGAATCCTTGCGAGCCTGGCGCCCCTACAGGAGTTGATTGCTGTTTTTCCAATATAAAATATCCCTGTAAGAAACGTTTTTCATCAGTAACCACCATCGAAATACCTTTGGCCATTTGTACTTGTTTCACATTTTGTACGCAACCTGGGGTTACACCTAGTGTAACATAAACTTTTACTGGAGAGTTTGTTGTATTTTGGACTTCTAATTGTGTTGGCATATAGTTTTATTAGTAATTATTTTTTGGTGGTTTTGAAGGGTTAACTTCTGCGCCGCCCATATAAACCATAACATTCTTGCCTGATCCTGTAACACAATATACTTTGTCATTAACTTGTTCGACAATAGTATATGTTAGTGTTTTTGGATTAACAAACATAATTGTAACTAATTCTTCTTTATCCCGTGTGCTAACCATTTGAAGCATTGGCCGCTCATCATATTCTTTTAATACTTCAACAACTTTTGCCTGCGTAGCGCAAGGAACAGTTAATTTAATAGCATCGGGTGTTGGTGATTGCTGTGCATGCACAGCAGATGACGCTAATAGCAGAATACTTAATACAAGTTTTTTCATAGGTCATCCTTTGTTTAACCATGTTAGATATTTATACTATGCTTGTAATCCGGGCAGGTAGACAGTTTTCTTGTCTTTTGACACCGCTGTTAGCATTTCTTTTTTAAGATTTGCTGGATTATATGACACATGTACCCATCCTGAGCTTGGTACGCCTGGAGTATAAAACTCTAATATCAATTGTGTAAAATCTAAATTATCAGCAATCCAATGAGCCAAGTCAGCATTGCTAATGCCAGGAATTTCGATATCAGCAGCCATTCCCTTAACATGCTCGCTGCTGGCAGAACCTCGAGCTGCACTATTAACCGCTGGTGATCTGTAGCCGCTGTTAACATGCACACCACGGCCGTAGTGATCGCGAACTGGTTGTAAAACATTTTCGGCCAGTGCCACCATGTTTTTAATTTCTGTGTCTCCGGGTGTATTGTCCAAGTGATTGCGTAGTGCAACATCACTTTTTGTCATTTCATCTAATGTAAAGTTTTCTGATAATTTCATTTAATCCTTTGGCATTGCCGTTTGTGCAAAATAAACACATTAATAATATTTATTTTGTTCTAATTCTATAGTAAATAGTGTTATGTTAACGTTTATAATTTCTTATATTTTTTTTGTCCTATGGGCTTGGTTACAAAATACGTACCTTCACCGATCTTTATCCCATAAACAACTTGAGTTTCATCCAATAATGGTACAAATTATTAAAATAGTAGCTTGGATGAGTCAACGACGATACTACACAGACTGGGGCAAAGTATGGGTAGCAGTACATAGAATGCATCACGCATATACGGACACAGATAAAGATCCGCACTCACCACACCACAAGAGTTTTACAGATATTTTGTTTCTGAAACGTCGTCGATTGACCAACGAAGAAATTGAATCTTGGACCAAAGATGTTAAAATAACAGTTACTAAATTGGATAAATTAATGGAAAAATTACCAATTGGGCCGGTTGTATTTCTAGTAATTATGGTATCTTTATTTTCTTGGATCGGATTTTTAATTTGGTTGGCCTGTATTAATTCACATTACCTTATTACATCCTTTAACTACGTAACCCATGGTAAAATACCAGGTTACACTAACAGTCCTAATGCAAAATCTGACAAATCAAAAAACATACCTTATTTAGTATTTGCTTATTTAGGTGAAGACTTACATGCAAACCATCACAAATGGCCAACTTCGGCTAATATGGCTGTAAGGTGGTGGGAAGTTGATTTTGGTTATTGGATTTTGAAATTTCTTTCACTGTTTGGTTTAGTAACATTTAATAAAACTGCGCTGCTGGAAAAGACAATTTAAGTTTATTCTGATATAGTGATAAGGATTAGGACTTCAATCCTAATCCTTTGGCATTGCCGTTTGTGCATCCCATTCATACAACTCGATTTGCGTATCTGCGTCGGTTGGTGTTTTGCTCTTTTTAGCTACCATGCGCTTGCCTTCTTTTTGCGCCTTGGTACCTTTTTCCAGTTGTTCTTGCGACTGCTTGGTCCAGGGAATACGACGGAACACTGGATAATCAACATCGGGTTCTATAGTTAGTAGATAAATCCAGGGCTTGGCATTTTTAGCATACACAACTCGAAAAGAGTCGTCTTCGGGCAAACCATCTTTGGGTTGTCCCCACAAGTCATTTACCGTATGCCAACTAAACGCAACATTGAATAACAAGAACGGAACCAGGATGGACATTAGTATTGGGTTCCATTTTTCTTTGATCATAACAACTAACACAATTATGGTCAACAGCATTAAACTAAAAATTGCAAGTGCTAACATATTTTTATATTCCTTCTGGGGCAGGCAAAGATGAATTAGTTGGCTCTGGAGCAGCATAAGGACGCACCAACCGTCCTGAGTATTTCTTTGTTAATACTGGAACAATGTCCTCATCTGTTTCAGTAACATTAGAAACGTTCCCGTCGGCATTTACTGTAAATTTATAGTAATTGCGTGCCTCACCTTCGTCAGTAAAATTCTTTGTTTGCTTGTAAATTATTGAGTAAGGATTAATCTTCTGTACCTCAACAGTAACTGGCAAACTGTCGTACATTTTAAAATCTTTTTCGTGATCCTTAAACACTGGTTTTCTATACCAGTGTACAGAAATATAATATTCACCAGGCATCTTGCCGCGGACGGTTACTACTTCTCTATTGACTTTTATAATCACTTCCTTACCGTCAATCTCCATTTTGTCTTCAAGAACACCACGATCGTCTCGATCTAAGTGTATTAGTGGTGAGTCTTTTCTTGTGAATCCCACAACGTTCATATCGGGACCACGAACCCAAATGTCGATATCGTCAGCCGAATCTTCAGGCCACGTTAGTGCAATAATAAATTCAGCAGGAGTAATAATGTCACCCTTTTTAGCAACGGGGTTGATCATTAAGAACGCAATTAAGAATAAAAATACGAATCCAACAAGAATGTTGAATAACAAGTCTGTAAATGCTACAGTACTTTTAAACTTTTGTGGCGAGTCCATCAGCGTAATGCTCCAAGTTCACCAGCTGACTCTTTAAGAATATACTTGCAACTAAACCAACCAGTGTGGTATACAATGCTGTACTCATTCCCAACGCCATGCTGGCCAGTGCTGTTTGTAAACTTTGTGTATTGGAAACGTCGATGTGACTAAATGCAGTCCCGAGCATTAATAAGAAGCCAGCCACCGTTCCAACCATACCCAATGCTAGGCAAGTTTCTGCCAAATACCATCCAATTTTAGAATTGTTTTGTATGTCGGACGCAGTGGTTTTTCTGTGCCATAATCCAATTAATACAGATCCTAATACCCACATTAAAACAATAACAAAACTAAGTTTAGTTTGGTCATGTTGCCAAATTAAACGATGTGCATCAAAATATACTGCAATAGAAATTAAAACTGTTTGAATGCACACCATTAGATACCAAGTCATAAATGCTTGTTGTGGTGTTACTGTTGTTATTTTTGCTAACCATCGCACTAAATTTTTAATCATTTTTATCCGCTTGCATATATTTTTTTAATTGTTCTAGCAAATCAAGCAACGCTTGCTTAACTTCAGCGGCCGCATCAATGCTGTCCAACTCGTTGCGTAGTACAGCTATAAACTCGCTAGGAGTTGCCGTTCTAGTGTGCTCATCGAACGTATAGTTATTTATTTGGTCAACTAGCGAAATTACCCGCGGATTTGTGGTTTTGTGCGCTTCAATAATACCATTAGCGAGCCGTAATAACGACATTTTATTTGGCAGCGTCTTCGTTTTCTGAAATTTCTCTTCTTCTGCTTAGTGCGCTACCTGTTAGTAATGCGCCAAACGCAAGATGAAACATTCCCCCACCTCGTAGGGTATACGGATCGTGCTGATTGAAGTTTGCTTTTATTAATTCTACTTGAACTTGCTGACTTACATTGCCAGCAAGAAATATACTTTTATCTAAATCTTTTCGCATAATACCAATCCAAGTTGGCACTACAACAAAGTCAAATAAACAAATGATTGCATAAACAGAAGCCATAACGGATTTCCACCCATCATGCTTCTGCATCCATACAAAAAATTGTCTCATGATATTTTACATGCTGGCTAGCTTTAATTTATGCACATAGTTGTCCATAAAGTGATCATAGACGCTGCTAAAGTACTGTCTTTTTTCTAGTGCACGTTTTCTTGCAAGAATCTGATCCCATAACAATCTCCATCCAGCAGAATGGCGGGCGTTTCCGTGGTAATCTAAGTACAGTATTGTACCATGATGACGGAATTTCATAATATAAAGTGGGACTCTGGTAACAGCATCACAGCAATTGATAACTCGTGTGTGGGGTACTTTTAATGCCGAAACAAAGGCTTTAGTGCCAACTCTTGGAGAGCCAAATGTAACTAATGCGTTAACATTAATTAAGCCGCGAAACGACAGTCTAGAAGCCATAATGGTTGCCATTGCAGCACCAAGGCTGTGTCCTGTTATTACTAGTGGTAAATTATTTCCGTCTTTGTTTAAGTTAAGTAATATGTCATCCCATAATTTATTAACTTCTTTTCGAAAGCCAACATGTACATGGGAACCGTTTTCTTCTTTGTTTTTACCCGAAGTTAAATCAGCAAGTATGTCGCTTTTTTGTTTAACTTCAGTACCGCGAAACGACAGTACTCGTTCTTTTCCGTTAGTTAACAAATATGCTTGGGCGCCCTTTTTGTCAAAAAAGTTAAGAATAGAATAACCGTATTCTTTAAACGCCCCTGTTGCTTTGTCTGGATTAAGGTAAGTGTCCCTGGCTATCTTAGCATACGGTAGTATTTCTTTTGGTGTCATTTTTATTCTCCGGAAAATATCAAAATATTTACCGAATAAATTTTTTAATTAAGTGGCTATTGATACACCAATATTTTAGTCCGGAGCACCACCCTTTTTAATTATATCATTGATCAAGTAGTTAACTTGGTCATTAGTTTCCCAAACACCACCTAGCGTAGCAGTATCAATGTCAAATCCAATACTGGTGTTTGTGCCAACTAACCCGTCATCACCAACTTTAAACTCAACATCGACAGGATTGCCCTGCAAGTTCTGATCTTTGCCCGAAGTATTGGTTAACAATATTTCAAGTTCATCATCATTTAGTTCCCAAGTTGCACTAAAGCCTTTTGCAGCCTTAACATCAAGTATATCAAGCAGCGCAAGTGCTTCTTGATCGCCGGTTACTTTGATGTTTAGTGTTACTGATTCACCATCAGCAATTTTACCCAACTGCTCTCCGGAACGATCTTGGAACTGTACATTAAACGATATTGGCTCTTCCTCTTCCAATGTGTATGCTTGATCGCTGTTGTTTCCGCCTTGAGACATAAACCAATTTTCACCAGTTTCCTCTACAGGCCAGGGCGTGTAATCGATGTCAGTATCAGTTAACACTTCCTGATCAGTTTCTACGGTTGTGTTAGTATTGGGTTGCTCACTGCTATCAACACCATCAACAACAGGATCGCTTCTAACAACACTTGATGTTCCGTCTGGATAGGTTGTTGTAGTTACAGTAACTTGATATGTTGTTGTAGTTGTTACTACAAGTTCACCAGTGGTAACATCTCTGGAGTAATCAACAGTTGTAGTTGTAGTTGTGGTGATAATATCACGTTCATTTTCTTCATCAGCGGTTGTTGTGGTTTCTGTAGTTGTATTACGACCAGTTTCTGCCCACTCACCATATACTGTTTCCAGCGGTGTTCTTTCAGTTGTGGTTTCTGTGTAGTACTCGTATGTTACAGTAACAACTGGTTCCGCTGGCCATGGATCATAATCAACGTTGGTATCAGTTGATACTTCTTGATTGGTTTGTTGCGTTGTAGTTGTTGTTGTTTCTGTGCTAGTCTCAACATTATCAACAACTGGGTCAGCCCTGGATACTGTAACAGTTCCGTCTGGATTGGTTGTTGTTGTAACTTCTACTTTGTATGTAGTAGTTGTAGTAGTTGTAATTTCTGACGTTGTTACGTCACGTGACAAGTCAACAGTGGTTGTGGTAGTTGTAGTAACTACATTTTGCTTATTATCTTCATCAGCAGTAGTTGATGTATCTGTAGTTGTGTTGCGTCCAACTTCTGTCCAAGATCCGTAAGTTGTGTCGCCTGGTACTGTGCTTGTTGTAACTTCTGTATAGTATTCGTATGTGATAGCGACAACTGGTTCTGCTGGGGGTTCTGCGGGCGGCTCTGTTACTGTTGATGGTTCTTGTTCTGTCGGTAATGCGTCACCAACTAGCACTTCTGGTCTTCCTGGAGGAGTGAAGTTATAGTTAAAGGACAGTGGATTGACTCCCTCTGCAATGCGTAATAGTTGTACAAAACTACTACCACTACCTTCGCCGCCTCCTGCGCCCAAACCAGCAGCAGTTGCATCTAAGTTTTCTAATAAATCACCACTACCGTCTAATGATTGTATAACTGAATTAATATCAGCAGAGTTGGCAACTGCTGCTTCTTTTGCTGTGGGTAGCAGTTCTGTGTTGAATACAGAGTTGTCTATTGCTACTGTTTGTCCGGGCTCTAATGCAAGTGTCTCACCGCTTGCATCAGCAAGAACAATGCTGCCCTGTCCCGTTATGATTTTGTCGGTGTCAGCTATTGCATCACCAACTTTTAATTCACGAATGCTTCCGTCTTGTGCTTGGGCAAGAACTTTGCCGCTTATTTCTTTTACTGTGGCGATTGTAGCCATGATGGTTTCTCCTTGTTACGTATTACTATCAGTTCACAATAAGTGTAGCTGACTGTATAGGTAGTGGAAGAACCTAATCCTCACATCCTCTGTATCATTATAACAATATTTATACGGGTGTCAATGCAATTAAATGCCAATAGTATTGTACAAAAGTACTATTTTACTGGTCACTGGTATTGTTTACGTAGGTATTCAAATTTGGTTCTGTTAAAACCAATGGTTCCCCAAAATCACCAAACTCCGCAGTATGGAGCATGTATAGATGCATGATTTTCATGTACACTTCTTTGTCAAAACCTTCTTGGAATCGATTATGTTTGATCAACAGTGATTTTAAGTAATCGTGACAATCGCGGGTCCCTAACTTAGATTCAATCTTAGGAGACAATCTTTTGGTTGCACTAAAAATTTCTTTTAGTTCTATTACCATCTGCGATAGGTTTTTCTGGTGCATCCGCTATTTAGCTGTCTCTTTGTGATTTTAAATAGCGGCGGTAATACTTCCTTGCTTTGAGTAGTGTCTGCATTAGTTGTTCTTTATTTTCTTTCCTCCATTTTCTGCGGTTTTCATCTTCTACTGGATCAATTGTTTGAATTAGTTTATAATAGTTTTTTCGTGCCTCTAAAAAATTCTTGCTGGTGTTAGTATTTTCTAATTCGTTTAATGCTGTTTTTAAATTATATTTTAGCTCATCAATAATTTGATTCTCAAACATCTCACTAAAAAAATGTTGTTTGTTGTGTGCTGTTATTTGATTAATTTTATTCCAGTTATGTTGTTGTTCTTCAGCCGTCCATTGTGTAATCTTTTTCATTTCAACAACGATCATTTGCAAGCGTTTAACAGGATCACTTTCAAGATCATATGATTCGTCTATTATACCATCAAATGTTTTAAATCCGTAATCACGCAAGTAAGCAAGACTACCAGTCGTTGACGCTAATATAAACGGGTGCCCGCAAGCAATAGGTCTGAGTGCTTTTTCTGTAAGTTGTATTCTGCTATCGTCAAAAAGTGTTTCAAGTACTACTTCAAATTTTGTGTTAGCATAATCACTAATGTCAAAATCTGCACTTGAATTGCTGGATGCTGACGTTGTAGCAAATGTGTCTAGAATAATTTTTGGTTTAAATAACACATTCTTAAACACATGGTTGGTATAATGTATATTGTGTTCTGGGTCTGTTGAATTGAAAGAAGTTTTACAATTATTGTGCAAATTATTTTGCTGTAGCAATTCAACAAATTTGATTCGGTATTCTCTTGTACCGCCCCACGCACGATTGTATATTAAAAATTCTTGTTGTTCTTTCTCAGGTTTTATACTAATGTGTTTTGCGTAGCGAAACCAATCTCGTGCAATTAACGCATGCGACCAATAATAAACTGGTATAAATTGATCGTTTTTATATTTTTCAACTTCAACTGAATTTTTTTCACTGTGAATAAGCAAACATTTATCGTACATATTTGAATAACCGAGATATCTAAGATTTAACGATTTAAAAATTTTTAATTCTACATTAAATATTTTTTTGTATTCATTGTTAAATTTTGCATCAACACATTGATAAAAATCATAATTCAATGGTTCTTGATCATAACATATTATTTCCGGATCTAAAGTTTTCCCATAAGGCCCAACATCACCTAACATTTTTAAATCTTCAATATTTTTTGATCCATGGGGATAAAATCGATAAATTATTACATGATCACCGCGAATTTGTTCAGCAACATCTTGAATATAGTGGTACAATCTATCTAAAGGAACACTCATAATATGAAAAATATCGGCTTTATTGGCATTGGAAAATTAGGGCTGGACTGCGCTGAAGTTATGGCAGAAAAGTTCACAGTCCGGGGTTATGATATTTACCCAAGAACAAGTGAGCTGATAAAAGTTTGCGGCATCGAAGAAATAGTAAATGAAAGTGAGTGGATTTTTATAGCAGTGCCCACACCCCACGAAGCGGGTTACGATGGATCAACGCCTAGCAGCCATATGACTCCAAAAGATTTTGGGCACGGTGCTGTAAAAGATGCTATTGCCAAAATCAATCAATACGCTAAATCTCCCAAAAAGGTAGTCCTAATCAGCACAGTATTACCCGGCACCACTCGCAGGCATTTTATCAACTTACTTGATAAACAACACCAGTTTTTATATAACCCTTACTTAATTGCTATGGGCTCAGTTAAATGGGATATGGCCAATCCAAATGGTTATGATTGGTACCGAAGATGGCAATTGGAATGGTGTTGCTAGTGAGCTTGTAGATATTTACAAGCAAATCATGCAAAATGATCCGCGCTATGAAATTGGCACATGGGACGAGTGCGAAGCGATTAAGATTTTTTATAACACATTTATCAGCGCCAAAGTTGGACTGGCCAACATGATTCAAGACTTTGCTATGCGTATTGGCAACATTAATGTAGATGTTGTTACTAACGCACTGGCGCGTAGTACCATGCGCATCATGGGTCCCAAGTACATGACAGCGGGCATGGGAGATGCAGGTGCTTGCCATCCCCGTGACAACATTGCCTTACGATGGCTGGCTGAAGAATATGACATTGGCTATGACTTGTTTGACACTATTATGAGTGCTCGTGAAATACAAGCAAAAAATCTAGCAGAGTTTTTGATCACGCAAAGCCAACTGGAATTGGATCTGCCAATTGTAATTCACGGCAAAGCCTACAAACCCGATGTGCCTTACTGTATTGGCAGTTACTCAACGCTGGTAGGACACTATATCAAAGAGCGCGGCATTGATGTAAGGTATGTAGATCCACTAGCCGATGATCCTACAGATGTTATTGCTTCAGTCGAAGGCGCCGCAGTTTATTTGTGGGCACACAATCGTCGTATTACATATGAATATACCGGCGATCAAAAAAATACCGAGCCTTATTGCACAATACACCCTGGAAGTGTTATTGTTGACCCTTGGCGCACATTGCCTACCACACTAGATGGTATTAAAGTTGTACACTACGGAAATACTCGTCAAAAATAATGCATAACATAAAAAAATATCAGTTGTACAAATTCTGGGACGACGAGTACAAAACGTTAAACTATATCAATGAACCGTTCAATGATGTGGCGTTATCTGCCAAGTGGACGGCACAAGGTTATCCCAATAAGTTTACTGGAGACATGTGCGACATGCGGAGCAGTCAGCCTTCTTGGAACCAACGCTTCGTTGATATTTTTGTGGCACAAGGATGGCGGGATATCGGCACCAGTTATTATCGTATGAACACTGGAACGGTGTTGCCCACGCACGGCGATCTTTACTTGAAATATATACAGGTACACGGCTTACAAGGACAAGAATCCAGTATACGCCGTGCTGTAATATTTTTAAATGATTGGGAGCCCGGACACTATGCTGAATACTGTGGAGAGCCGTATGTAAATTGGTCAGCAGGATCCACAATAGAATGGGCTTATGATGCACCGCACATGGCAGCTAACTTGGGTTTAACTCCTAGATACACGCTTCAAATTACTGGACACATATGATTGATAGCCGCAATGAATGGGACCCACTAGAGGAAATTGTAGTGGGCAGCGCCAGTGGTGCCAACTGGCCATCTACAGATCCGGTGTTTGCCGAAGAAGCAGCCAAAACGTCATGGACCGAAACACCGGTGCCTTCGGGTCCTGTACCCAATTGGATTGTTGAAGAAGCTAATGTAGAACTTGATCAATTAGTAGAAATATTAGTTGACTATGGTACTGTAGTACGCAGGCCGCGACCTTTAGATTTTGTAGCACGGGGCGGTATGTACAACTACTGTCCCCGTGATCGGCTGATTGTGGCCGGAGATACACTGGTAGATTGTAATATGATGTATCCTTGCCGCAATCAAGAAATTGAAGCATTAGAACAAGTTACAAGTCAAGCCAAACGAATATTCACTATGCCCCGGAATAGCGGTATGGTGTTGGATGCTGCCAATGTTTGCCGCCTTGGGGATACTTGGCTGTATTTGGAAAGTTATAGTGGTAATCGTGCTGCATATGAATGGCTGTGCAATCAATTCCCCCAAATCAAAATTGAACTGTGTAATTTTTATTCAGGTGTACACATTGATTCTACTGTTGTTCCCATACGAGAAGGATTGGTGCTGCTAAACGGTTCGCGAGTAAACAACAGCAATTGCCCCAATGCATTTGATTCCTGGGAGAAAATATACGTGGAGGATGTGGTACCACAAGGATTTTATCAATATCCTTATGCGTCCAAATGGATTGCCATGAACATGTTAGTGCTAGACCCACGCACAGTTATTGTTGATAGTCATCAAACTAAGCTAATTACAACACTAAAGTCAAAAGGTGTGGACGCCATACCGCATACACTAAGTCACAGCCGCACACTAGGCGGGGGTTTTCATTGTGTAACACTTGACTTACGGAGGAAACATGTCTGATTCAACAATTACAGCTACAGCTATTAGTATTGATACTAGTAGTATCAAAAACCTAGTGGACCAAGCCATTGAAACAAACATTTTAACCGCAGTTGAATCGTTGTCCTCTGATCCTGTTTGGTTAGAAAAAATTGAAAACATGATTAACCAAGCAGTAGTGCGCCGCACCCTTGAGCGTGTTGGTTCTATTGACATTAACACAGTGGTTCATCAGTGTGTAAATGAAAACATGGCCAAAATACGACTGGACTTATTAACTAATTTTGCCAGCACTGGTATTGACGATAAAGCCACTGCGTGTCAATTAACCATTATGGATGATGCTACAGTGGTTGAAAATACATTAACTGCGCGAGATGGAAATTTTGTAGAGTCCGTTACAGTCAAGGATTTGTCAGTTACTGGATCGATTAATGGGGACGATAGGTGTTGGCTTCCACTGGCCAATACTATTAGCGCCAAAACACTGGCTAAACTTGACCAGGACTGGCGCGACCAATTAGTGGCTCAAGTGGCTGAAAAAATTCGAACCGACGGTATTGCTATTGACAATATTAAAGTTGATGAATATCAATTAGTATCTAATGCTGGCCTGGCTAGATCTATTACACAAAGCAATTTACAAAAAGTAGGGCGACTGCAGGAGTTGACAGTAGACGGCGAAACACACTTGAATGAAACAGTTGTAGTGGTTAAAAAACGTCTAGGTGTTAATACTGAGCAACCCGACGCAGCACTAAACGTTTGGGATGAAGAAGTTAGTGTATCCATGGGCAAGTACAAGCACCAAGAAGCGTATATCGGAACCAACCGCAATCAAGCATTAAACATTGGCATTGGACGAACACCGCAAATAACATTGGGTGCGGATGGCATTACCAGTATCAATAAATTGCGTGTGGCGCAATATGCAATCGGTCACGGCACCACCGTTCCGGGCTACTCGGGTACCAAGGGCGATATTGTGTTTAATGTGGATCCACTGCCTGGCAGCGCCTTTGCTTGGGTTTGCTTAGGCGGCTATAATTGGAAGGTACTCAAGGCGGCGGAATGAGAATCAATTGGGT